TCAGGACTGATCCTTTCCAATATTGACGCTGAACGAGCCGGAGTTATTGCCATAGGTTCCGGGCACGTCGTTGTAGATAAGAGTGATTGCGCCCTGGACATTATTGGGTGCAACCCAACGGAACAACCCGGTATTGACCGGAATGGTTCCGCTGTTGCCAATCTTCATGACCAGCGCGCCACAAAACGCATCGTGGCAGATCAGCCCTTGGTCCGGATGCTCCCGATCGCCCTGCGGCCCCCATTTCTGGGTAGGTCCGTAACTGGCCCAACCGGCGGCGACGATGGTAATGACATCGCCCGGATTGTAGATAATCGACGTTACCTGCCCTGCTTCGTTATTAGCCAGAACCTCACCTTTCCAAGCCATGATTGATCTCCGATATATGAATTCCTGTTCATAAACGAAAGAGGCGAAAAACCCTGATTCGCGATCCTTCCCTGTCAGCAAAGCACAGCAACGAGGAAGTACCGCCTATCAATTCATGCAGGAGAAAAGAGGATAATTCCGCCAGTGAATTGAATATATTCGGAAAGGAAATTAAAAAGCAGGAGCAGAAGATAACGACAAAAAATCAAACGTCCAAAGACAACTACTTCAAGCTGAACAAACACTCCCGCTCGCCAGCCAGGGCGAACCCTATACGGAGCCGTACTAGAATGAAACGCCTCCAAGGCCGAGGAGGGAAAGAAGGCAACGTCGACTCGTTGACTGCCGCGCGATGGCGGGCCGGAAGAAAATCGGGGAAGGAACGCAGAAGTCGGCTGAACGCCAGGAAACACGATGGTGCCCGGAGCCGGGGTCGAACCGGCACGGGGTTACCCCCGAGGGATTTTAAGTCCATCGACTTTTCTTTAAATTTCAATTAATTGCGGTGAAATCCTTTCCGCATTGAAATTTTCTTCACACCCTTGAAGCCCAGATTCTACAAGGGCTCATTCGAAATTGCGGAACAAGTGCCGCATCTACAACAGGCCAACGTCCTCGCCAACCATCCATCAATTTCCTCACCTTGCAAAAATAAAGCTATCTAATCTCACCGAAACCTGTATGGTGGATTCTACTGCTTGCCCAGTTAAGCGCCCCGCCTTGATGTTCAGTCTGTTTGATCTTCATCTCATCGGTTTGCCTTCTCTCCGCATTCAGTTCTAGCGCAGGTTTATACCTGCGCACTTTCAAATATTGGAGATATACATCATGGCAACTCGCCAGACTGGTACCGTTAAATGGTTTAACGAAGTAAAAGGTTTTGGCTTCATCACCCCGGAAAGCGGTGAAGACGTCTTTGTGCACTTCCGCCAAATTGAAGCCAGCGGATACAAGTCCCTTGGTGAAGGGCAACGTGTAAGCTTCTTCGTTACCGCAGGTGCCAAGGGCCCGCAAGCCGAGCAAGTACAAGCCCTGTAAGGCTTTTGATACGATAAATAGCCCCGTACATGCGGGGCTTTTCAACACTCGCTCCAGTATAAATAGCGTATAGCAGATCAAATTGGCCGTGAGCCCCCTCCCGCCACCGCTAATGGCGAACAGGAATTATCCTGCTCCGTATTTAAGGAGCGCTAAATTCATGATTACCCGCCAATCAGGAACTATCAAGTGGTTCGATCAAAGCAAAGGCCATGGTTGGATCACACCCGAGACAGGGCATGACGCCAACGCCCCTCTTCATTTCTTCCTCTGTCTTAAAAATCCGAGAGGCTACCAGGGCGTAACTATCCGGGCCTTCCCCCAGAGGCTTCAAACCTCGATATCGAACTGGGGGAGCTGCGGCGCCGGCCCGGTCACCAGGCCATCGCTGATGAACGCCATCTGCCCGGCCGGCACCGCCGTGCCCCGGGCCGCGATCACGACGTTGTTTCGCAGGCGGACGCGGCAGGTGCCGGCGCCCTCGTCGACGTCGATCACCTCCCCCACCGTGCGCGCGCCGCCCGGTAAGAGCCCGATGAACCGACGCCAGGGGTTGACCGTCGCCATCAGGAACCTCCCGGATAGTGGCGCTCGATTCGCAGGGTCTGCCACACGCGGCTAGCCCCTACCCCCTCGGCCGAGATATCGGTAGCCAGGCAGAGCCCGCGCCAGGTCGCCTGTTCGTCCCTCACCTCGACCAACATGCCCGGCTGCACCAGGCCCGGTACCCCATCATCCTTCTGGAACAGCGGGATACGGCGCGTCTCGATCGCCTGGTTGCCTCCCTTAGACAACTCGCAGATCCCGCGCGAGCGCGCCACCTCGGTGCCGGTCATCCAGTCCTCCATGACGTCGGGCGCCGACTCCTCGCCGGCGGTACCGGCGCGCCGCACCTGCACGCTGACGCCGTAGCTGGTACCGCTGACGTAGACGAAATTCCATGCCGGCTGGGGACTCCACTCGCTGCCCCATTCGGCGACGATGGCGGCCGGGATGATCCGGTCGGGAATCGCGGTGCCCCAGTACCAGGTCGCCTCACGATACCGCGGCAGGATCGTCACCGAGTCGTCCATCAGGCCCGGCCGGACGATGCCGCCGGCGACCTCGGCCAGCTTGACGATGACCTGCATCGGCGTCTGATCCTGATAGCTGAAGGCGCCGGCCGGCAGCGTCCAGTCTGGCGGCCCCATGTTCTCGACGTCCCAGGACACTGAAAAGCCGGTGTACTGCAACTGGTCGTCGACAACCTGACGTGCGTTCAGCGGCGCCGTGTTCACCGCGCTGCGCTTCGGCGCATAGGGCGCGTCCAGCAGTTGGGTGCGGCTCGCGCCGCTGATGGTGTAGCGCTCGCTCGGATGCTTGCCGCTGCCGCTGTAACGCTCGACCAGAAACCGCCAGGTCCAGCCGTTGATCTCCAGTTCTACCGTCTTCGGCCCGTTGGCATCCGGCGCCGCCAGGTCCAGCGAGGTGCGACCGAACAGGTCAGCCGAGAACGACCAGGCGAACGAGTCGATATCCAGGCCGATGCGAATGCTGGTTGCATCCAGCGGCGTGCGACTCGGCAGCACCACCAGGGTGACCGTGTTTCCTATCATGTAGGTCTCCAGTATCTCGGGCTCGGTGGGTGGATCTATCGGTACCACCGGCCCCGGATAGTCGGGGTAGACAATGCCCGTTGGCACCGGATCGGTCGGCCGCCCCCATGCCCAGGGAATCCGCCGCAACGCATCGAAGCGGGTCGGACTGCCGTAGCTGCTGCGCGCCCCGGCGTCCACCGGCCGGATACCACGGACCGGCGCCACGTAGCGGAAATCGAAGAACACGTCGGGCGTGTTCGCTGGGGTGTAGCGGGTCGGGCCGAAATTGAAGTCGAGCAGGCCGGTCGGGATGTAGAGACTGGCACGCATCTCCGACAGCGCATCGCGGAAGCGGTCGAACTCGGCCGAGCGCCGCCAGCCGGGCGGACGGCCGGCGTCCTTGGGCGACGGGCGCGGGTTGTAGATCAGCGACAGGCGCCGATCACGCGGGCGCAGCGTCCGATCCCAGCCTAGCTCTCTCTCCACGTCCAGCACCCGGGTGCTGTCCCAAGCGCTGCGGGCTGCCGCGTTGCGCTGCTCGGCGTGCTCCCAGCCACTCCCCCAGCCCGCATCACGCACCGGTACACCGGACCAGCCACTGGCGCAACGCCGTGCCAAGGGCCGGCCGGAGCCCCACAGCCCGGCGCTATGCGCATCGGCAAGCACCAGGCGCTGCCAGCGCAGCGGGACGGCGCGCACGGAAAGCGGCGCCGCCCTCTGCCAGGGGGCGCCGAAACTCGCATTGATCATAGAGCCTCGACAGGAAAGGGCCCGTGGCTGAGCGGGCGGTAGTAACGCGTCGCCTGCAGACGGGCCGTGCCGACCTGGCGGCTGGGGTTATCGCCCTCGATCGGCCACCACTCCGGCTCAGCCACCGGCAGTACCCCGGCCTCGGTCACCTCGTAGAGCCAGCCAGAGAAGATCGTCGGACGCACGCGCTGGCCCAGGCTGACGGCGAGACGCGGCTCGAACACCGCGCCCCAGTCATCCAGCCCCATCGCGTAAGTGGTCCCGCCGGCCGTCACCTCCAGGGCGATCTCGGCGCGCCCGGACTCGGCCGTCTGCCCCACGCCGGCCACCCGCCACTCGCCATCGAGCTTGCGCTCGATGACCACCACCTGGCGCGAGACCGCACCGCCGTCGACCGTGACGACCGCCCGCACCTTCGCCGGGTCGGTCGGATCTCGACCGCCCGAGCCTTCGGTCAGGTCATAGGACAGCAGGCGCGTATCGGCATCGAGGACCGGCCAGCGAATGATCCCCAGACGCGGGTCGCCTTCGTCGGTGACCTGGATCACGAACTGTCCGCGCAGGCCCGATGCCTCGAAGCGCTGCACCGTCTCGCCCTCGTAGACCTGGAAGGACGCCGTCATCGCAGTCGCGGTGACCACCGCCCCGCGATACAGCGTGGCGATCTTGCGCGCCGAGGTCTCCTCTCCTTCGCGGGTGACCTTCACGGCGAGGGTCTGGTAGATCGCCTGCCCGGCCCCCGACCAGGCGATCGCCACAGGCGGGCGAAGGGTCTTCGGACCAATGCCGAACCGCTGCAGCCAGGTATCCGGCCTGACCTGTACCGGCGGCACCACCTGCAGCATCAGCGCGCTCATGCTGGCCACCACACCGGATCCACAGACAGGAACCAGAGCCCCCAACGGTCCATATCCACGTAGTAGGTCTTGCCATCCATCTGCACCGCCTCCGCCACCGAGGTTGCGGCCAGCGGCAGGCCAAGCCGATCCAGCAAGTGCCCATGCCGGTAGTGGCCAAGGATCGGGTCGAAACACACACCCTTCAGGCGGCCGACGTAGTTCGCGCCGTTCGTCACATAGGGCTGCTGCATACGCCAATAGGGCGGATTCTCTCCCTCTGGCCTGTCGTAGTACATGCTCTGGTACTGCATCTGGTCCATCAGCGCCCCCACGCCAGCGCCGCCACCCTGGATGATCTCCCCCGAGCGCTGGTCACGCAGTGAACTGAACCCACTCCCAAAGGACCGGTTGGTACTTCGGCTGGCTGAACTCTGATACCCCTGGGCGCCACCGACGGCGATGAATCCCTGGACGCCAGAGGCGCCACTAAAACTCTCGTACTGCCCGACATAGAGGCCGAGGCTGTAGTCCTCGCTCGTATTCTCATAGCCCCTATCCGCCAGCATGCAAAAGACAAACGTCTCGGCATCCGCGCAGATCTGCCAATAGGTGGCGTAGTTCCAGTACATGTAGCCCAGATAGAGGATATGGGCATCATTGCTGGTGGGGTTGGTATCCGCCGACCACGTACGGGATCTCGTGTTGACCCCCTTTGGAAGCGGAGTGCTGATATCCAGCATTCCCTCATGTACAAATATCCCGACGAAGTCCCGGTAGCTGCTACCGCTACTACTTGGCAAGTGCTGGCAGAACGTGATCTGTGCACAGTTGGACGCCGGAGCCAAGGTGATGGCAGTGTCGAACTCGCTCACCACGGTCCACCCTGCCGGTGGCTTGTTGCCGTAGCCATCGACCAGCGCCGCGCGCAGGTAGCTCTTGAGCTTCTGGAACGGCGTCACCGCCGACGGGAAGAGCGCCGGTGGTGCGCCGGCGTCCCGATAGCTGTACTGTCGAGCGGTCATCAGTCCGCGTCTCCTCTGATCTGCAGGTGGAATTCATCGTCCTCGACGGTGCCCTTGCCGCTGAGTACCGTCCGCACGATCCACATCGGCCCCAGGCACGAGTCGGTGTTGAAGCGCACTGCGTTGCCGGCCGCCCAGCCACTGCCCCAGCCTTCCTTGCGGATGGTGAAGTACGGCGTGTTCGTCTCCGGGTTGATCGGCGCCGTGTCGGTGGTGGTAGTGCCGTTGGCGATGACCCCCAGCTTCTCCTCCACCACGCTGAAACTGGTCGAGGAGTTGAACACCAGCGCCCACTTCGCATCGATCGCACCGCGGTTGGCGATCAGCGGTGGATAGGCGAGGCTGTTGTAGTTGGCGGTGGTCCCGTCGCCCTTCGGCTCGTCGGTCCAGTTCGGCGAGCCGATATCCCAGGTCCGCTGGGTGAACCAGTGATGCAGCCGCGCCTGCAGGTCGCCCCAGCTCAGCGCACTGGACGCCAGCGTTTCGCCCGCCGGCAGATCCCAGGGCAGCGGCGAGGAGATTCCCAACTCGCCGTTCACTTGGACCTCGGTGCAGAGGGTCATGTGCTCGACCCGGTCACGCACCACCAGCGGCAGGGTCAGCGGGTTGCCCTCGGCATCCTGCAGAACCAGCGGGTTGGCCCATGTCACCCGGCCGCGCTCTAGGTCGACGCTGTAGCCCGCCGAGGCCAGTTCCACCGCGTTGGCGTCCACCACCTTGATCTCGGCCTGCTGGTCGCGGCCGAGCTGCAGCACGCCGCCAGCTTGAGGACTCGGCACCGTGGTCTCGGCGGTATGAGCAACCACCATCACGTCGCCCTCGCGGAACACTGGCACCCGCCCGTCCGCCGGCAGTCGCACCGGGTCCAGGCCCAGCAGGGTTGCGTCCAGCGGCAGCGAGGTGAAGACGACCGCGTTGTAGCGCAGCAGCAGCGGAATCACCGGGATATCGCTGGCCCCAGTGGTGTCCTCCAGATTGCTGGTGAAGCGCAGCCGGACGATGCCGGTCACGATATCGACGCTACCCTTGATCACCGCGCCATTGAGCTTACCGTTCGCGTCCGCCGTGGTGGTCACGATCTGCGCGGTATCCAGGCGAACCGCCGTCACCTGCAGGCTCGCAGAACGCAGCGGCGCCCCCGGCGTGCGGAAGGTCATGCTGGTGACGCTGAAGCCGGCGTTGGTGGTCAGACAGGCCAGCAGCGTGACCGTCGGCGCCGCCCCCGAGCCATAGGTATTCAGCGTCGCGGTACGGCCGGCGTAGTCCACCGAGCCGACGGCGATGCCGGCGTTGGTGCTGCTGTTGATGTTCTTGTAGAGCACACCGGAGCGGTCGACGTAGACCTCGCCGGCCCAGGTGAACACCAGCGAGCCCGGCAGGATCGGCTCGGCCACACCAGGCAACAGGTCCAGGGTCACCGGAGCGACGGTCTGCGAATCGGTCTGCTCGCCGTACTCGACGCCGCGGCTCTGCGCGCGCACGCTCAGCGTGCCGCCGAACCCCTCCAGCAACGTGGTATCGGTGGCCACCAGGCGCAGCTTCTTCATACCGAAGTTGTCGACCGTGTCGGTGTAGTAGGTGTACTCCTTGAACACGTAGTTGCCGGCCACCTTCAGGCTGAATTCGCCGGTCTCGTAGTTGATCGTCCCGGCGCGCCCGGCCCAGCCGCCGGCGGCGTCGTCGGTCACCGAGTTGTCCACGGTGATCTCCGATTCGAAGATCGGTAGCGCCCCGGTGCCCATGTCAGCACCGAGGGTCGGTGCCGCCTGGCGACGCTTGGTGATCCACGATAGGCGCACGCTGCCCGCCTTGAGCGGCGCCCCAGGGAGAGTGCCGATGCACATGCCGGTGCTGTCGGAGGTCACCGCCAGCGGGCTGTCGGTCACGCTGCTCTGCTGGTAGGTATGCACGATCCCACTCCCGGCATCCGGGGTGGCGCTCAATTCCATGCTGACCTTGCCGTCGGCATAGTTGATCTGGCCGCTGCCACCGGTACCGCTGAGCGAGCCGTTGCCGCTATCGAGCACGGTGCGCTCTACCCCGCCGACCTTGAACGTCGCCTTGTAGGAGCCGGGCAACAGCCCCTGGTGCGGCAACGTCCGGTTGATCCGCGCGCGCGCCTGCACGCTGGTGCCGGTGCGCTGGGTCAGCGCCGCATCGTTCTGCCCGACGTAGGCGTAGATCAGCGAACTCCCCACGTCCGGCAGCGCGCTCAGGGTGACGGATACCGAGCCGGTCGCGAAGTCCACCGTGCCGGTGCCTTCCCCGGCCAATTCGCCGTTGCCCTGGTCGCGGATCTCCTGCCATTTGCCCAGGGCGAGGAACGAGACCACCAGGGTGCCCGGCTGGGGCGGCGCTTCGGACAGCGACAGGGTGTAGACGAAGCCGCGGTTGCCCAGTTCGATAGGGATCTCCCCGGTCACCGCTTCGCCCGTCGCCGCGGCGGCAGGCTGGTAGGTGGCGCTCGCTGTCCCGCTCCAGCCGCTGCCGGAGGCCGCCATCTCGATTGCGCCGCTCTCGTAGTCGACGGTACCGCTGGCAATCCAGTTCGAACCGCTGATGTAGCGCAGGCCTCCCTTGCGGTCGTCGGCGAACACACCGCCGCCGGCGCTCAGCGACAGCGAACCCGGCGCGCAGCCGGTGCCGAGGAACGTCCGCGACCTGCCGCTGCCTATGTTCGCGACATTCAGGTTGACCGTCCGCGCCGGCCCGGCCGCAGCGAACAGGCGCCGCTGGTAGCCGGCCAGTTGGTCGACCAGCGCGTTCTCCCGGGTGGTGCTGGGCACCAGCTGGGAATAGACCGACTTGACCCGCAGGCTCAGCGCGCCGCGGCTGACAGCCTCGGCCAGGGAGCTGATGCCGTAGTACCGCGCGGCATCGGCGACCTGGGTGCTGAGCACCTGGCTTTTCGGGCTGGTGGTACCGCCTGGAGTCACCTGGCCGCCGGGGAAGGTCGCGCCCAGTGGCGCGCTGATCGACAGGTCCAGCCGGCGCCGGGTGAAGTTCACGAAGTTGCCGTTGCCGTAGTCGTGGGCGAACTGTTCGAGCCGCGTCTCGACGTCGGTGATGCGGACATACTGCGAGCGCGACTCGAACACCAACTGATAGACCTCGCCGATCTCGGGCAGCCGCTGTTCTTCGCGCTGTACGCAAGCGATGGCGCGCTGGCCCTGCAACTGGTTGCCCAGCAGTTCGAACGAGGCAGACACGGCCGGCACCACGAAGGACTCGATGGCGTTGCGCGCGTCGCGGCGCTCGTCGGTCTGGCTGCCGGTGTTGAACAGCAGCACCGAAACGCGCGGATCGGCCGGCGCCCGCGTGACGATGGCATGAGCGCCCAGGTACGGCTCGGCGCTGTTCGAGCTGATGCCGGCGAAGGCCTTGCGCAGGTTGATCCGGCCGATGGTCCGGTCCAGGCGCGAGATATCGGGAAACAGGTTGTTGATCTCGCGATCCACCACGGCCTGCCCGGTGGCACGGCCGCCGCCGTCGTCCTCATCGGTGAGGCGCTGGGATTTCAGCAGCTTTACATCATCGACGGTGATCGTCATGGAACACTCCAGCCAGAAAAGAAAACCCCGCCGAGGCGGGGTGTGGGATCAAGGGTCGGGGGTGGGCGGTGCCGAGGGCGGCGCTACGGTGAGCAGTCGCAACGTCACCAGGTAGTCGGCGTCCGGACCGGGGTTGACCTCGCGGAACAGCGGTTCGGCTTCCAGCGGCGTCCCTTCGGCGCGGTTGAAGATCACCGAGAATTCGCGGCCGTCTGGTAGCACCAGCGGCATGACCCGCAGGCGCTGGTCGCGCAGCACCTCCAGTTGGCGCACGACCCACAGCGGCGTCCATACCCCTCCCCCGGAGCGCAGTGTGATCGGGCGGCCATGCAGCTTGGTGCCTTCCTGCACCAGCAGCGCGCCGGTCAGGGAGCGTTCCTGCTCTTGTGCCACCGCATCCCAGGTGAACTCGTCCACCCATTCGAACTGGTCGCCCAGTTCCACCGCATCGAGCCTCATCGGCCGGTCCTCATGCTGGCCTGCTCGAGCACGCCGAGCAGGTTGGTTTCGTCCTGTTCGCTGGCCACCGCCACGTCAACGGCTCCCCGCGGCGTCTCGAAACGAACTACCCGGGGCGGCGGACTCGACGCCGGCGACGAGGCAGGCGGCGCCGCCGCGGCCTTGGCGGCGTTCTGCTCGTCCACCCGCTTCTGCTGCTCCTCCCGCTGCCGCTTGGCGTCCGTCTCGGCCTGGATCTGCTGCAGGGTGGCCAGCGCCGTCATCAGGTTCTGCACCGCGTTCATGTCGCCGCTGCCCTGGGCCTCGGCCAACTGCTGCTGCAACTCGGCCTTGCGGCTGTTGAACCGGCTGCGATCCACGGCTTCCTGCTCGCCGCGCAGCCCCGCCAGTTCCTCGCGCAGGCTGACCAGCGTCGACTTCGAGCCTTCCTTGAGCTGCTGGATCTTCTGATTGGCCGCCTCGATTGCGCTCTCCAGTTGCCGCATGTCCGAATCGTTCAGCAGGCTGAGGCCGTTTCGAGCACCCTTGGCCGCCGACACGAAGTCGCCCAGCTTCATGGTCCCGCGCTCGTAGTCGTCCATCAGGCTCTGCAGGCTGCGCTTCTGCTCCAGGTACGCCGCCTGGATCTCCAGGCTGGCCCGCTGGGTATCCATCGCCCAGCGCCCGAAACCGCTCATGCCCACGCCCGACTCGGCCTTGATCCGGGCCAGTTGCTCACTGACCTTGGTCAGCGAGCGCGACGTGGCGTCCAGGCTGCTGGTGTCGATGCTGAGATCGACGGTGGAGATCCCACGCATCGCGTCGAAGGCGTTCAGCGCTTCCTGGCTCAACTGCGCAACGCCCTGCCGCGCGGTGCTCAACACCCCACCGAAGAACCCTTCGAAGGCGCCCATGTCGTCCTTCGTCGACGCTACTCCCTTGCGGGTCGCCTCCATCGATTCGCCAATGGCCTTGCGCTGGTCCGAGAGCGATTTGGCCGCCTTGTCCGAGGACTCCGCGACCGCCTGCATACCCTTGGCGCCCTCCTCGCCGGCCGCCTTCAGTTCCTTGATCTTGGCGGACAGCTTGGTCTGTTCCTGGTTGAACTCCCGCGCGCTGATCGTGCCGTCGTTGTACAGCCGGCTCAGCGCCGTCCGGATGTTCTGGATATCGACCGTGGTCTTCGCGCTGCTGATCGCGTCCTGGACCTGCTTCAAGTTCTCCAGGCCGGTACTGAGGTCAGACACCCCCAGGGCGGCGCCGCTGGCGATCGACTTCAGTTCGGTCAGCTTCGCGTTGAGGACACCGGCGCCGTTCGCATACTCCTGCTGGCTCAGCGTGCCGGCCTGGTAGGCCTTGAGCATTTCCCCCTGCAGGGCGGTCAGCTGCTCGGTGGTCTTGGCCGCGCTGATCTGGTCCAGGGCATTCTGCAGGCTGGTCACCGCCTGCACCGACTCGGCGGCCGCGCTCTTCGCACCCGCCTTCAGGTCGGTGAAGGTGTCGGTGATCGCCTGGCTCTGCTGCTGTGCGGCGGAGGCGGTGGCCGTGGTGCTGGTGTCCCAGGCATCCGCGATATCCTGCGCGTCCTGCTGGATCTGCTGGCGAAAACCCTCGCTCATGCTGCTGAGCAGGTCGTGGACGCCGGCGACGGAACTGCGGATGCGCTCCCCACCCAGCGCCGCCGGGATCTTCTCCGCCACCTTCTCGATGCCGGCGACCATCAGCGACAGGGTGCCGGTCCAGGCCAGGGCGATAGCGCTGATGCCCGAGGTGACACCGTTGAACAACGTCCGGAACGGCGCGATGAACAGTTGCACCCGCGAGGCCATGTCGTCCAGCTGGGTGCTGAAGCTGCTAAGCCAGGCCGAGGTCTTGTCGATCAGGGTGCCGAAATCGACGTCGGCCAGGCGCTTGATGAAGCGCTCGACCCATTCCGAGCCCTGGACGAAGGCATCCGACAGCCCCTTGGCCAGCGTGTCGAGGCGCCCGTCCTGGTCCATCTGCGCGATGGTATCGCCCAGTTCCTTCAGCTTGTTCTTGACGTGGTCCAGCGCGCCGGCGTTAGCAATGCGGTTGAGAAAGTCGGCCGCAGTGTCGCCGAGGTTGCTGACCAGACCGGTCAGGGTGCTCATGGCCTTCGCAGCGGCCCCTTCGGAGCTGCGCCCCATTTCGTCGACCAGCGCCTTGATGACGTCCCGGCCAAGCTTGCCCTTGCTCGCCAGATCCTCCAGCTGCGCGGCATTCTTGCCGGTGACCTTGGCCAGCATGTCCCACGCCGGCACGCCACGCTCGACCAACTGCAGGATCTCCTCGGTCTGCAGCTTCTGCTTCGCCCAGGCCTGGCCGACGGCAGTCGTGATGCCCTCCAGGCGCTCCATGCCACCGCCCAGCTTCTCCGACTGGTCCTCGATCGCTTTCAGCGACCCATCCATCGGGTCCAGGCCGTAGGCCTTCAGCAGCGCGAAGGCGTCGGTGACGTCGCTCAACTGAAGCGGCGTGTCCTTGGCAAAGGTCTTGATCCAGGCGGTTGCCCGCTCACCTTCGGCAACCGAGCCCATCAGCGACGTAAGCCGGTTCTGCAGGTTCTCGAACTGGTCGCCGGTGGTCAGCATCGAGACGATGCCATCACGCACCAGGCCGACTCCACTGCGCACCAGGTTCAGCGCCGCCTGGATGCCGACGAAGGCCGCGGCGTAAGCGGCTGCCTGGCGAACGCCGGACGACATGGCCTCGCGCAGCGCCGTCACGCGCGAGGTGTGGCCAGCCGCCTCCCGCGCCGCTCGCATCTGCGCACGTTCCAGCTCGCGGATCTCGCGGCTGTTCTGCGCGATGCTCTCGCGGGTGTTGTCGACCACCGACGCCAGCCGCCGCTCCTCGTTGGCAAGCTGCCCGGTATCCACGCCCGCCGCCCGCGCCGCACGTTGCTGCTCAGCGTGCCGAGCGGTCAGTTGGTCAAGGGTCCGACGCAGACCCGCTGCGTCCCGCTCCGCGATCTGCAGGGACACGGCCAGGCCCCGGCTCCCGGGGTTGCGGTCCAACGCCTCGCGCAGGTCCGCAATGGTACGGTCCACCCGCTGCACCGACGTCTGCGTCTGTGCGATGGCGCGTTCGGTAGTTCCGAGCGCGGTCACCAGGCCGCGGGCCCCCTTCGCATCGTCCAACTGCCGGTTCAGGTTCGCCGCTGTGGTGCGCAGCCCTTCCAGCGCCTCGGTCGACTGCTGGGCAGCGGGCGACAGTTCGTCCCGGCCGCGAAGAACGAACTGGATCAGGCGCTGCATTGGGCTCGCCATAAGAATCTCCGGACAATAAAAAACCCGCCATATGGCGGGTTAAGATCAGAACTGGTTATTACTAGCTAACTCTCTTGAACCACAAAAAACCACACCCCACTAAGAGACCTCTGAGTGACACACCTTCGGCCCAGCAGAGAAACCACGACGTTACTTACAATCCATTTAAAAGAACCTCCAGCATGCAAATACTGGAGGCTCTATAAAGGCTTAATCTATTAGAAATCAGCCTTCGCGAACGAGAGTCGCTGCGGTATCCATTGCTGAGCCTGCGAACCGTTGAACTCGTAGAGCCAGATAGGATTTCCGTCCTTGACTACACGATCCTGGTTGTCAATGCAAAGTCCCGGTTCCGGGACGCTCAAAATATAGAGCGGTTTCGTGACCATATCGAAGCGCTGACTCTGAGCACCAGTTTTCACAACAGCCAGCGTTAGCAGGGTTTGTGAAGAGAGATTCTCACCCTGCGGGTCAATCGCAAGCTGACCGCCGCTAGAGTTCAGGGTTATAACCCCCGAGTCCTGATCGACATCCCAGAGGATGTAACGATAGGGCGTTCCCTTCGCTTTTCGCAATACCACCTTGGCGTTGGAATTTTCATCGGTAACTCCAAGCACATAGTCCTTATCTTGTGCGTATTGGAACAAATAAGTACCCATCTTCAATGCTCCTTGCATAGCGAATATCTATAGGTTATGTATTTGACAGGCGAGTCCGCTTAACCTTTTCCAGGCTCGCGCAATTAAATTTAGCAAGTTATAAAGGATATATACCTACCAAAGTTAGCAGGTTTAACACTAAATAACTAGCAACCCGCATATATCCATTATCGCAATATCAACAGTAATATTTATTTCAATTCAAAATAGAGTTTTTATTACCCTGTTTATGCGGCCAGGTCCATTTGGCAGAACTTGGAAATGTCGGTCGCGGTCACGCGCGAATCTGCGAGCAGTTCCGCCGGGCCGGTGAGCTTGGCGTATTCCTGGCCCAACACCGCCAGCTCCTGCAGGAGGCCGAACTTGACGCGGCGAGGACGCAGCGCGAACGGCTCGCCCGACTGCGCGTCGTTCAGGCCAGCGATGAACAGCTCCAGCTCCTTCTGCGAGCCGTTGAGCATATGCACCGCCCGGCTCGGGCGCGGTGTGTAGCTGACCTTGATGCCGGTTGCATCGATCTTGCCGCCACTCAGCACCTGGATGCCGTGGGGTACCAGCAAGTAGTCGGTGCCCGGGGTCACCTCGACGTCCCCCGCGGTCTTCACCGTCACGGGCTTGGTCAGGTCCGGCAGGTACTTGAACGGGATCAACTCCAGCGCAACCCCCTGAGAGGTATGCGCCTCGTCGGTGATCGCGGCGGTGGGCGCCACCTGGATGGTGGAGCGCGTCACCAAGGCGACATTCTCGGCGGTCAGGTCGAACATTCCGATGGAGGACGTCACGTCGGTGACGCGCTCGCGGACGTTGCTGTTGCCGCCGCCTCCCATGTAGTTGGGCAGCGTCTTGCGGTCGGTGGCGAAGCTGATGTTGAAGGTGTCGCAGTTGCCGAGCGGCAGGAACGGTTCCTGCGACCCGTACAGGCGGGCATGGATGATGCCCTCGCCGATGAACGAGCGGTCGATGGTCTGGAGCATGAGGCTCTCCTGATGGGTTCGGGTGGGTTACTTCTGGTCGCGGCCGGCCGGCTCGGCGGTGGCTGCCGGAATCGGCGCCTTGGCCTTGGCCTCGGTGGCGTAGCCCTTGCCCAGGGCATGGGCAGCTACGGCGGCGGTAACGCTGATGGCGCCCTTCGACGCCGGGTAGTGGGTCGCGTCGAGCCCCTCGCGGTAGTTGAACGGCCTGGTAACGATGATCTCGGGCATGGAGCCCTCCGGAAATGAAGAGGCCGCCCGGAGGCGGCCTGGTGGATTGGTTACAACTGCTGCGAGTAGCTGACCTGCAGAGGGATGGCTCGATAGGCCCAGCGCCGGCCGGGCTCGGGCAGGCGCACAGCGGATGCCGGAAAATCGACACGCACCAGGCCGGGCACCGTCAGCCCGGCCTTGTGGCCCTTGAGCACCCGCTTGATCGCCAGGCGCGCCTCGCGCAACGCCTGGGCGGCGTCCCTGCCGCGCGCCATCGGGACGATGTTCACGGTCCACTCCTCCACGACACTGCCCGGCGACCGGTCTCGTTCCACGGTGTCCCCTTCCTGCAGGATGATCAGCCGTTCGGGCTCGTCGCTGTCCTCGGCGTCGAGCACCCCGGCCACCCAGTCCTCACGGACGGCGTCGCCGAACGCCGGTACCGCGGCCAGCAGGTCCAGCAGTTGGCCGATGACCGCGGTCTGTACATCGATCACGTCGCTCATTCGGGCACCACGTAGAAAGTGATCCAGTCGCCGTCGTCGGCATGGATGCCGTCGATGCGCCAGACTTGGCCATCGGAATCGAGGAACGCCCCCTTTCGATCAAGGGGCTGCAACACGGCCTTGCGGCACGCAATGGTCCGGTACCGATCCAGGGCGCCGGCCTCCATGCGCTCAACACCTTCCTCAACGATCACCGCAGCATTGCCGACCTGCCGGCCAGAGCGGTCCAGGTAGCCAAACTCACCATCGCCGAGGACGTCGGCGATGATCTCGTCCATGTCGGCGACCAATTGGACAAAGCCAGCCACTACTTCACCAACTTGATGACTGCGCGAGGGCGGGTGCAAATATGCAGAGGGTTCGACTGCGCTTCGCCAGCCACGCCCTTGTTGAACGGCATGACCTCCTGCTTGGCGTAATACGGCAGGCCCAGGGTGTTGACGGTCTCCATGTAGTTGGCCGGCGCGAAGATGCTCAGGAACAGCTCCGGCACTCCGATAGGCACAAGCCGTGCCTCATCATCTGGGATGAAGGAGCGACCGCCCACCTTGCCGCGGTAGCGCTCCCAGATCACGCCGCCAAACTCGAACTCCTCGCGTGCATCACCGCGCAGTTGGGAGGCCTGCATGGTGTTGAGGTAGGTCTCCTCCACCGACTTGTGGGTGATCAGCGCATTCCAGAAGTTCTTCCCACAAAGCGCGCGCGAGCCGCTGCTGGGGATGTTGCCCAGGGCATCCTCCTGCGCGTCCAGTGCTTCGCCGGCCTTCAGGCGTACCTTGGTGGTCGCGCTACCTAGCTCCATCTGAACGACCTGAGCACTGATACCGAAGCGGTCGTAGAGGTCGAGCAATACAGTGCTGCCGTCGGCATCGAGGATGGTACCGAGCACCGCGCCCATCCGCTGGTGCTCGTGAGTGGCGTCGAGCTGGCGACGCATCTTGCCCAGGCGCTTGTTCACCACGTCCTGCACAGCCTGCAATTCGGTTTGCTCGCCAAAGGCGCGAATGCCTTGGATCTCGTCGGCCAGGATGGTGAAGGTCTGTGGCAAGTGCACATTGTTGAACGGAATCAGCACGCGCTTGCTGCCAGTGACCACCAGGCCCGGCGCGCCGCGATCGGCGGCCGGCACCAAGTGTAGGGTGTCTCCGTCCTTCTCGATCTGCTGGGTGATGGTGGTGCTGCCCTCTTCCTCGAAGAGTCCCAGAGCCGCCAGACGGCCAGGCACCTCGGGGGCTTCGTTGATCGCAGCGGTGAGGGACGAGACGCTGAACGCCTCGTCTTCGAAGACGTTGATGTCAGCCATTGTTTACTCCATAGAAAATGAAAAGCCCCGCGGGTGCGGGGCTTCGGGAGGACTCAAAGGGGCCGGTCAGTACGGCGTACCGGTGCGGACAATGAGGTTGCGGGCCTTGAGGTCGCCACGGGCAGCGTCGTTCAAACCCGTCAGCGCCACATCGATCACCTCGGCCAGACGAGCAATCACGGTCACCGCCTGGGGATCGGGCGAGGCCGGCTTGGACGCATACAGGATCGCCACCGCCACCTCGGTGCCATCTGTGGCCGCATCGTCGTAGGGCGCGTATTGGCCCGACGCCGTGACGATACCCAGCACCTGGCCGGCTGGCAGGGCCTTCGCGGTAGCAGCCAGGGTCACCTGTTCGCGGGAAATGGAACCGGCCCCCTCCGAGAGGAGGAACTCACCGGCGTGAAAGCCTTCGGTTTTGGTCATCATGCTTCTCCTTTCGAAGCCTTGGGTTTAGCGGTTTGGGCAGCCCGACGCGCGGCGTACACCTTCGACGGCGTCGCAGCCCTGGCCTTGCTGGGGGGCGTCGGATCATCCTCGAGCGGCGGGGTGTTGATGATTTCGCCGAAGCCGTTGCCAGCCAGCTTGTCGAACAGCCTGGCGCGTACGGCGTCTGGTTCGAGGCCAGCTTTCACATAGTCGGCGGCAAGTTCCGGCAGGCGCGCACTGACGCACAGATCGCGGACCGCCTTGGCCCGGGTGACCGCTGCATCAATGCTCGCCTCGTCTTTCAGGTTTCCTGCCAAGGTCAGAGCCTCCACGAGGTTACGGATACCGGCCTCCGAGCAGCTACGGATAATCCGTGCTGCCAGGGCGGCGGCAGTGGGATGGGTTACAGGGGGTTCGGGATCAGGTTCAAGAACAGGGTCCTCTGTCGGTGCAGGTGTATCGCTCAGCGGCGGCTTATCGAGTTGAGCAAGCAGCGTCTGGGGAGTATTGCGGTATTTGCGCAACGCACCGCCATCGCCCACCACCGCCTTCACAGCCACCCCGTCCAGCACCTCGTCGCAGAAACCAAGCGTCGTGGCTTCACTCGCCGTCAGCCAAGTCTCGTCCTTGATCATCTGCCGGAGCTCACCATCGTCGATCTCGGGCGCCTTGCGCTTGTAGGAGGCGACGATGGCTTCCAGCGTCTGGTCCAGCACCTCGGCCACCTTGCGCAGATCGTCGGCATCGCCGCCGGCCCAGGTCCAGGGGTTGTGGATCATCAGCATGGAATTGGAAGCCATCTCCAACCGATGCGCGCCGCAGGCCGCCACGCTTGCCGCACTCGCCGCCAGTGCATCGATGCGGGCGGTACAGCGCTCGCCCAGGCGGTTGAGCACGTTGTGGATCGCCAGTCCGTCGAATAGGTCGCCACCAATGGAGTTGAAAGCCACCAGCACTGGCGAAGAACCATCGTCGACGGCCTTCAGGTCCTGGATAAACTGGTTGGCCGTGATCCCCCAAGTACCAATCTCACCGTAGATGTAGACCTCGATGGCCTGGTCCGGCTCACCCTCGGCTGCAGCCTTGATGCGGTACCAGGTCTCGTCCTGGGGCGCCGGGACATCCGGGACCTTGTTGAAAATGTGCAGGCCGAGTGCAAGCGCCTGCGCACGAAGCGCTGATTGTTTGGTCATGGTGTTTCCTCATCGGCGGGATCCGGCGACCCCGGAGCCGTTGTGTAGTTGAGACCAAGCTCGTGGGCACGTGTCTGGTCTGCAGCGTTTTCTTCGTCGATGGTTTCCGCGTCATAGCCCTTGCGCAGCACTACCTCGCTACGCGAGGCCAACCCCGCCTGGATCTCTAGAACCTTGCCCTGCACGTCCTGCACTGGGTGGATGTACTCCCACCCCTGGGGCACCCAGCGAGTGCGCAAATACTCGCGCCGTCGGCGTGCGTAGTCGGGTAGATCCAAGGCACCGGATAAGTACGCCATGTCCATCCACGCCGCCCTCACCGGTCGGCAAAGCTGGTGGATGTAGACGCTGAACTGAAGCTGTTCCAGGCGCCGGCGAAACTCGTTGAGAACTACCCTGATCACCCGGTCATTTACGTTCCTCAGATCGCCGGTGAACAGCTCGTAGGGCACTCCAGTTCCCATCGCCGCAGCCTGGAGTTGCTGCCGCATGAAGTCCGGATAGTTGTTACCAGCCTCCGGCGGCTTGGAGAACTCCACTTGCTCGCCTGGCAGCAACTCCTGCATGGTGCCCGGCTCCAATCCCACCATCGGCGTGAAGCCGTCACCGTCCATACGCACCGGTCCACCGTTGATGGGATCGATGGGAGGCAAGTCGCCTGGGCTCGGCCGAGTAATGAATCCGGCGAACAGATTGGCTACCTCCTGGCGGAACAGCACCGCATCGTCGAAGTTGTCCAACGAGCGCAGCCGCAGTAGAACCCGAGACAGTCGGGGAACCCCCCGCAACTGTCCTGCCTCCAACGGCTCGAAGACGTGTAGTACCTCGCTGGCCGGCACCCGCACCAGTTGGTTGTAGCCCGCCGCCATCACTGCGCTGTCGCCGGGGTGACGCCGATACATCCAGTACGCCACCCGCTTGCCCAGGGCGTTGAACTCAATGCCGGCCCGAATCAAATTACCGTTGCGTGCCACCTCGTTCTTCTCAACCGGAACGAACTCGGCAGGCAGCAATTGCAACTGCAACGGCACGGCTAGGTCGTCCTCCGGCCGCCTCGGGCGCAGACGAATAAAGCACTCGCCGCTCTCCTCGACCATTCGCGCCGCCAGTGCCTGCTGTCCATAGAAGTCGGTCCGCTCGTCGGCATCCGACTCGTCGGTCCAGTCCAGCCAGAGCCCCAGCAACAACCGCCGCAGCGCCTTGTCCTGAATCGTCGGCATTGGCACGATGCCGGAACCAATGAGGTTGCTCACCCGTGTGTCGATCGCACCACCCGCGTAGGGGTCGTTGCGCGTCGCAGCTCGGGAGCGCTTGCGTAGCAGTGGCAGTGCAGGGAGCGACAAGGTATTGATCGAGCCCGGCGGCGCATCCCAGCTCTGCGCGCGGCGGCCTGTACCGGCACCGTCATAGCTGTTCTTAATCCGGTCTGGAAGCATGAAGCCCGCCCGGGTCAGATGAGGATACCTGGCCATCACACCCCCTTCCCGGCAGGGTACAGCCGACACACCCGGGAGCGCCGACCACTGAGCGCCGACTCCTGTCCCGCATCTGCCACGTACTGGCTTTCCAGCATCCGCAGACTCGCCAACTGCGCGCGCTCAAGCTTGCGACCATCCTTGGTGATAGTCTGCCCCTTGGTGAGAATGTCATGGATGGCCGCGCGCACATCCGCCAACCGTTGCTGCGCTTCGGTCATATCCGCCTCGCGTGGTTATCGACGTTGTTTCAGATAGCCGCTGTCGGAGCTGCGGCGTTTGGTGGTCGGGACCGATGGTGCAGTGGAAGTGGTGGGCGGCGTATCGAGGACCAGGCCGAAGCGCTGCTGGGCGACTCGCAGCATTGCCAGAGCGCCGACGGCGCAGTCCAGTGCCTCGTTCCGGCGCCCCTTCGCGTCCCAGCGATACACCCGCTGGCCCTTCTCGATCTTCATCACCTTGGTTTCGGCAGTGAGCTGCTTCAGTTCGCTCTCGTCGCAGATCGCGTCGCTGGCTGGCAGATGCATCACGCCGGGGAGAACCTTGCCTGGCTCGGGCTGAAGCTTCAGACGGCTGTAGATCAGCTCCTTGGCGTTGTCCGTACCGATCATCGTCAGGTAGACGCCAGCCTTGTTCTTGTTGTTGGGGAACATTGCAATGGGCTTGCCGTAGACGTTGTGCCCCTTGGTCGGGATGACCCACAACAGGCCGTGCTTCTTGCTCTCCTCGTACACCTCGTCGGTGTAGTGACCGCCGGAGTCCCATCCCCAGAGCGCAACGCGCATGCTCACACCGTCTTCGCGCTGGTACTGCTGGTGGAGCTTGAGCCCGACCTTCCGGCGCAACTCGGCGCTAGCCGGGTCGCCCTGCAGAATCCAGCGGTCGACCAACCAACCTTCCTCGCCCGCGGCCCAGGCCCAGATGCGCGCCTCGTAGCGATCGTCCTGGGTGTCGATGAAGCCGGTCAGAGCGGCTACGCGCGCGGGCAGGTGCTGCCAGATCTCGCGCCGACCATAGAGGTTCTCCCACTCTAGCTTTTCGCCCTGGTCACCCTCCCAGGTTTCGCCCAAGGTGGTGTTGACGAAGGTGATCAGCTTTTCGCGGTCGCCCTTCACGTTCAGCCAGTCGCCGACCATGTCGAGCCAGGTGGTGAAGACGCTGTACGCGGTCCAGATGTGGAAAGTGACAGAGCGAGGCGTACGGGCTGGCTCGCCGTCGGCCTTGAACCAGTCCATGGAATCGTGCGTCCAGAGGCCGGTCCGCTCACAAATCCAGCGGCCGTCGTTCGCAGCCTCTACCGCCTCGTGATACTCGATCACGCAGCCGTTGTGCTCGCAGGTGTACCAGGCCTTCTCCGCCTCACCCAGCGCGTTGGTCTCGTATTTGATGCCGAACGAGCAGTCCTTGCCGCCCCACTTCAGGAACTGTTCTCCGTGGCAATGCGGGCAGCGGATGTGAAAGCGCATGAAATGCGGCGACTCTTCAGCAGCCTTTGTGATCTGGCACTCGCCCACCGTCCCCGGTGTGGAACCGCGGATCGACTTCTTGAAGGTGGCCCCCTCCAGGCGCTTATCGCCGAGAAAGGTTGGCGAGCCCTCGCCCTCAATGTCGGCGTCGAATTTCGACAGCTCGTCGTAGATGACCTCGTCGGGCGACTTCTCGCGGTAGTTTCGCGCGGCCTTACCGCCCAGGCACCAGAGCATCTTCTGGTGGCTGAACTTCTTCGCGGCGAGGGTGTTGTCCCGGTGCTTCTTCCCATACCACGGCGCGAGGGCGAGTAAGACCGGAACATCGCGGATGAACGACTCAACGTGCCGCTTCATCAGCTCTTCGGCGTCAGGGTCCGTCGGGCAGTAGCTCAGCACGTTGCGCTTTTTGTGCTGGAGCTTGTAGCCGATGTTCGCCATCAGCATCTTGGTGTAGCCGACCCGTGCAGACTTGATCAGGTTCACCACGTGGATCAGGTCGTTGCCCATCGCGTTCAGGATTCCAACCTGGAACGCTGCGGTTTCCCACTTTCCTTCCTGGTAAGAGGACTCGGACGACAAATAGAAATGCTTGTCCGCCCACTCCACCGCAGTCAGCGGTGGTTCGCGGAATAGGGACTCAAGGCCGAGGCGAACTTGCTTCTGCAGGTCATTCAGCCAAGGACTCGACATATTCATCCAGCATACCCGGGAGTAGATCGCCCAACTCGGAAGCGCGGTTGCGCGCCAGAGCGATCTCTCGCTGCAGCGCCTCGACGTGTCGCACGTCGAGGTCCGGGTGCTTGCGGCGCAACTTCAAGGGCACCGTGTCGAGAATTGAACCAATCTGGGCAGCGATCTTGCCCAGGGCGAAGACCGCAAACTCGGTAGGCACCAGATGCTTGTCGGCGACCAGGTTCTTCTTCTCCTGGGCGTCGGCCTGGGCCGAAGTGAGGCGCAGACGCTCCTGCGTCAGCTTATGTTCTGCCAGCGGGTCGATGCCTTCCGGAACATCACCGTCTGGTTGGTGTTTCCGCTCCGCGAAGTCGAGGCGGTTTTCCAGTACCGAGCGGACGTCATAGAAGGCCTCTCGGCCAATCCTTGCAACCGGCTCGACGCCCCATTTATCAAAGGCTTGCGTGCTTATACCGAGGCTCGTCGCCATCCGGCTTTTGTTGAGCCAGTGAGGCTGCCGAGTGATATCTGGTTTGCTCATAACAACACAACAACCAACCTCAGAATTTGGGCCATACATAGTGGAAAAGCGGGGTTCGAATTACCCTCTCCAAGGGCCACGCTTCAGGGGCCCCCGGTGCTTTACGAGTAGCACGTCACTGCCCCGCTTTTCGCGACACCCCACCTGCAAGTGGCCACCGCCGGCCCGGGTTGAACTAACCCCGCTCCGCCCGGCCAAGCCACCCGCCAACGGTTCAGCGCAACGCTTTCGCCAGGGCCCGCTCGATGTTCGCCTCTAGGCGCGCGTCGTCCTCGGCAACACGCCGAACGACTTCGTGAAATTGGAAGCGCACGCGGTACTGAGGCTGGCGGACGAAGGCGAGGACCATGGTCAACGTCCGTCCACGGCGCTCGGCGATGCCAATCGGTCGGCGGCCACGGTGCATCACGAAGTACGCGAGTTGGTGTCCCCTCGCCAAGGAACGCGCCGACTGGATGGCGTTTCCTTTGAACCCCGCTCGGTATTCCAGGGCGCCCAGGCCGGAAAGGATCTGGATCATCTGGCCGCGGCTCATGTTGCCGTACTGGTCCAGCCGGGTACCCTCCGCTGGAACGAAGAACATGCCCGCCGGCAGGATGCCCCGGGCCCGGAGGTTCCGCTCCGACGCCTTGTCCACCCTCGGCCCTCCGAAGACCTGAGGAGCCACCCAGTCCTCCGGCGCCTGCCCCTTCGAGGCATGGTCCTTTTCGTCCTTCACCCACAAGGCCGCCTCAAGCCGGCGTGAGGTGGCATGCAGGATGCGGATGGCGTTACGGGTGAACGGTGTCGGCCGGTCGAAGACCTGGTCGATCTCCCCGACCAGGGCCTGATTCGCCTGGTTCGCGGTGTGGTTCAAGGCGTCGGCCAACACTTTGTTCGGCAGGTCGCCACAGAGGACCCGTAGAGACGCCACCGCATCATCGAGATCTCGGGCGGAGATACTGCCTCTCATCGCTCATCCACTCGCTGACGCTCGATGCAGTCCAGGACTTGGACCGCGCACGCTGTCAACGCAGCCTCAACAGCATCGATCGCCGCGGTTGCATCTTCACCGTTCGCTAGCGGCGGACGGCCGGGGAGCCGACACGGCGTCAGCGGACACTTGGCCTGCTGCGCGGTAGGCGCTGGGGTCAGTGGTTTCGGGGCGGGCGTACATCCGGCCAAGGCCAGCAGGGATGCCAGCACGCAGCCAGTCGCGAACAGCCTGGTCATTCTCTTTCAACTCCCGTAACGCCGCAGCATGGCGCGCGCCCTGGACCTCCAGGGCTTGGCCGAGCTGGCGGGTTTGCCGTTCGATGTCGGCGACGCGGCCGAGTTGGCGTTGCTGTTCAGCGAGGACGCCCGCCTGCAGGTCAATCAGTTGCTGGTTGCGGTCACGCTCCTGCGCCGCGACATCAGCACGCTCCCGCTCTGCGGTCACTTGCAGGCTCAAGCGGTCCATCCGCCACATCATCCCCATCGCAACAAGCGCGACGATCAACCATGGAACCCACCTCATCACGCACCCGCCAGCGCTGCGCGCGCCCATTCGAGACGCGCCACTCGATCCTCAGCACCGTTGTAGCCGCCGTTGATCTTCAGAGTGATCCGCTCGAATCGGCCTTGGTCAGCTAGGTCGTTTAAACCCCGCGACTTCCACCACCACCCCGCGGCGATTGCTGCCCAGGTCCGTTGCTCCAGCAGTTCCGGTTGCGCTACCAGTGGCAGCGCCAGGGCACGTGCAGCTTCGGTGTAGTTGTCGCGGCCGGTGATCATGATCAGGCCGCGGCCACGGTATCGATACCCATCGCCCGTATCCGGCGACCCGTTGCCCATCCGGTTTGCGTAGACGCGGTTCGCGATGTGCTCGGGCTGGCGGGCGTACTGCTTCGCCTCTGCCGGCGTGAACCGCTTCGGCCAGGTCGCGAGCAGGCCCTCGGCGGAGTAATTCAGGTTCTCGACCACGCGCTTGAGGCTCTGGCATTCGTGCCCGACTTGGGCCAGGAACATCGCCACCCGCTCAGCCGTGTTGATCTCAAACCGAGCCATGGAGCCGTTGATGTGGTCGACCCAGAGGCCGGCAGTAGAAGCACCGCAGCCGGTAGCGCGGTCGAGTTGATCTGCGGTGATCTTCATTCGCCAGCCCCCCGACGCGGAAACTTCCAGTCGGCGATCCGATCAGCGAACTCGGCGATCTTCTTCACCCCTAGGAAGCCGGTGAACACCCCAGCAGCGGTAGCCATATTCTGCGGCAGGCCGAACCACTCAAGGACCGGAATCAGGCCCAAGGTAATCAAGGTGCAGAGCGTTGCCTCGAGCAGCGCCTGGCGCCGCGTTCCACCGCCGTAGATCACCCGGGTCAGCGCGACCACAAAGGACAGGCCGGCGGCGTACAACTGCGGATAGTGCGCAGACAGCCACGCAAGCAGCGCAGCCCACGTGATGGGGTCTTTGTCGGGCATTTTCATGGTCTCGAATCCCCTCGGCGGGGCGGAAATGAAAAAGCCCCGCGCTTGGCGAGGCTCTTGAGTAGGCGCAGGGTGAACCCGGCTGATGTGCTTGAACAACGTCATCCCGACGGTGCGGCACGGTTGCGCAACACCTCCCGGCGTGGCGTGATCTTCAACCCTGTTTAGGTCCCTTCGGTTGGCCCATCGCTGGCGACGCGCTGACGTTGACCGAGCCCTGGTAGAGCGTGCGCAGTTCAGCAACGGGGACCGGCTGCTTCGACGATGACTCGACCATCACCTGGGCCCGGGCGTTCGCTTCGTCCTCGGAGTCGAATAGCGTCTGCAGCGGGCTAGCCGGGAAAGGGTGGGGGATAACGACCAACGGCATAGGACTGCACTACCTAAGGCACAACATTAATGTTGTATAACAACAAAAATGTTGTATTCTTGCTTCATCGATTCAGACGAGATGAGGTGATGAAGTTCAGCGAATTCCGACGCTGGCTGAGGGCACAAGGCGTGACCTTCGAAGCTGGCAAGGGCAGTCACTTCAAGGTGACCGCCCCGAACGGTAAGACAACGACCTTCGCAGATCACGGCGCCAAAGAAATGCCGGAGCCGACACGCAAGGCGATCATCAAGCAACTGGGGCTCTGAGAGCCCCCACTGCTGAACGTAGTCACCCAGAGGGGACACCATGTACAACTTCGCAATCCGTTTCGAGCAGGACGACAGCGCTCCTGGCGTTGCCGTTTTCTGTCGAGACCTTCCAGAACTGAACAGCTATGGAGACACCGTCGAGCACGCGCTCAGCGAGGCCGTTGATGCCATCGAAACCACATTGTCGCTATACGTTGATCAACGCCGATCAATTCCAGTGGCTAGCGCTCCAGAGCCAGAAGAGCATGTCGTACATCTTCCGGCTGTGACCGTCGCAAAGATCGCTCTATGGAATGAGATGATGAGGCGAGGCATGAGAAAGGCAGATCTATGCCGGGTGCTTGGTATCGCCCAAGTGCAGGGAGATCGTCTTGTCGACTTCTTGCATACATCGAAAATGGAGCAGGTCGAAAGCGCACTGGCCGCACTTGAAATGCGCCTTGTGATTTGCGCCGAGCCAGTCAAGCAACCGAAGCAGTGCAAGGGCGCAGGGTGTATTCGAGATCGGCGACTCGTTAAAGCACGCCGCCTGCTGCGCGCCCGGCTCCTTGAACTAACAGAATCTAGCGGCGCGTTCACGCGCGCTCCCAAAATCAAAAAGCCCGGCATCTGACCGGGCTTTTTGATTTTCGCCATCCAACAGCAGCTTTGGGCGGATTGACGACACACTGGCAAAACGATACCCAAATGCTCTTCAAATCGTCAAGCGACCCGTTTCAGGCGTTCCCGCTGGGTCCAGTAGGCCGCCACGCGGTCGTGGTAGCGCTGATGGACACTGGGGTACTCCAGGATGTCCTCGCCCCACTCCTCCCGGTAAGCCTCCCCGTACCGCTTCATCCTCGCCGCCCATCGCGCCAACTCCTGGTCCGACATCCCGCGCAGACGCTCCGCCAGGCGCTGCTGGTGATGCTCCCGGCGCTCGGCGTAGGCCTCGGCGCGCTGCACCGCCACCGCATCCCGGTCGACCTGCTGCCAGCGCCATCCAGAGCCCTTCCGGAACCCGCTCTGCTTCGCCACCACCTCGGCGACCGGCCTCAGCACCTGGGCGTCGAGCTTGTCGATGTGGCGCGCCAAGCGCTCCCAGGTGCTCGCGTAGTCCCGCGCCCAGTTGCCGGGGTCGATCCGACAGCCGAGGCGCTCCTCGATGAAGAGGCAGACCTCGCCCGGGCGCAGTGTGTCGCGGCCATTGACGGCGCGCTTGTGCGAGTTGATCGCCGCCAGCGCCATCCAGTAAGCCCGCTCGCCCTGGCGCTGAGTCAGTTGGCCGAGGCCGGCGCCGATCCAGACCAGGCCGTGAGCGATCGCCACGTCGTCACCGGTGGCCAGCGGCGAGTACAGCGTGTGGCCGAAGTGCTGCAGCGGCTTCGGCAGCGAGCGGATGGCAGCCTGCACCAGGCCGGCGGCCAGCATGTGGGCGCTACGCCCATTGGTGTCCTTGCGGTCGGGGTGCGTCTCGTTGGCCACCCGCCCCTTCTTGCCCAGCGCGGCCTTGTCGGCCGCCACCGCCAGCACTGAGCTCCGACTCTCGTAGAAGGCGTCGTGCCAAGCCTGGCGCGCGCTGATCAGTCTCATTTCGACTCTCCCCTGTAGTTTCCTGTAGTCACTGCTCGCCCTCGAGGAGAGGGACGACTTTCACTCGCACGCCTGGCGTTTCGCCGTAGCGCTTCCCCACCACCGCCTTCACGACCTGGACGTCGTCCTTCCAGACAACGCCGTTCAGGCCGTCGTAGATGGCCTTCTGGACGTTATCCAGGTCCGGTTTCTTGGTCGGGTGCAGTTGCCCGGCCAAGGCCAGGGCCTTCCGCTTTTTCGACATCGATTGAGGGATGCTCAGCGCGATGTCGAGCTCGACCAGCACCGGGCCCTCGAACAGCGCGCGACCTGCCATGGCCTGCTGTCCGCTGTGCGCGATCAGCCCCTCGTAGTTCGCCGTCTTCGCCGGCGTGAACATCCTGGCGTGGGCGCCGACGCGACCGATACGCGGTCTCCCCTTCCCCACCGGCTCGCCGGGTACCATGAACATCACCGGGCGTAGGTCATGCATCACGGCGCACCTCCGGCGCTTTCCGGCGCATCTTGGCCAGCAGCAGTTCCCGCGCCTGGGCGCCACTGAGCCCATCCAGGCCCTGGGCCTGCATCCGGTGGAGCAGTTGCTGCTCGGCAAGCTCATCAGCGCGCTGCAGCTCCGACTTCTGGCTGTCGAGGCCAATCGCCTTGGCGACCTTTCCGTCCAGCGGCTCACCAGCCTCGAGGCGTCGGACCACTACGGCATAGTTATGCTCGAACTCAGCGCGAAGTCGCTTGTCGCCGTACTGGGCCCGACGAAGCTCGAACAGGCCTGTGAGTTCGGCAGCCACCTTCACGACCTTGTGGCTGTAGCGCTGCTCCAAGGCTTCGTACCAGGCGCCCTCGGCGCTCGGCAAACCGTCGATCTTGCGGCACAGCCGCAGGAACTCCTTGAGGCTCGGAGGAAAGTCCTGATCCAGCACCATCCGCTGGAGGCCTCGGTCGACCTGCATGTCGCTCAGGTGCTTGATACCGGTCAGCCAGACTCGCTTGGCGAGCGTCTCCGCACGACGTTCCCCGTAGTGCTTCTCGTACCAAGCCGGATAGCTGGTTTTGAGGGTAGCGAACACGCGTTTCACCGCCCTGCGCGCCTGGGCGTCAAGTTCGACCAGATTCTCGATCTGCGGCTCACCAGTCGTCGTCGTGGAGGATGTCAACAGCGTTGCGCGAACGTCGTGCAGCGGGTCGCTGACGTGCTTGGGCGTTTCGTCCGTCGGCTTGCTCATGGCGGTGCTCCGCACGCGGTGCTGTTGCCATCCGGTGGCGCTCCAGCAAGAGTTCATCGAGAAAATTTCGGTAGTACAGGGGGGAGTCAGGCGGGGCGCCGAGCTTGGCTTCGGCGATCTCCATTGCTGCGAGCATCTGCTCCGCGGTGACACCGCGCTCGACCCAAGAGGCGAACAGCGGCATGGTCCTGGCGGTCTGCACCGCGTGGATCTGGAATCCGCGCTCGCGGATGAAGAACTGGCACCACTGTCCCGCAGTGGCCGGATCGGCTGGGCATTCGCGCACGCACGCGTTAGGTGCGGTACGGTTATTACCGGATACCGGAGGTGTGCCCACTTTTTCACTTTCACCCCCTCCCACATATCTGCCCTCTTTTTCCGGGAAAGCCGCGTAGTTACTGGGCTCCGACCCTTCCACATAACTGCCCGCTTCATCTGCCCACTTAGTGCCCACTTTTTTTCGGACGGATTGATCCCGTGAAGCCTTCGGTAACTCAAAAATCAGGCGCCTTTCGGCCAAGTTGGGGCCCACCAGGCCCACCTTCTGCAGCCAGACCAGCGCCCGCCGCAGTTCCTTTTCGGAAGGCTCGCCGCCCTTGATGCCCTGGTGCGGCTCGACGTAGAGCTCCTCGGCGATCGACTTCCAAGAGATCCCGCGCCGTTCTCCGACAACGCCTGTTGCGAAGTCCATGAACGGGCGCAGGGCGAACACGTAGATCTCGCGGGCAAGCATGGGTAGGCCGCGGAGCGCCTCCCGCTCCTCGTCGTTGATCTGGAAGGACGGCACGGCTACCCCTGAACAAGGCGCGGCCGGCGCATCTGGTCGATCATCCGCAGCGCCTCATCTGTCGCCGCCCTGGATTCGGAGAGCTCCCGGTGGGCCTCCTGCAGTTCCTGGTCATCAGCGCCGTCGACGAGGTTGGCAACAGCCTGCTGCGCCTCACCGTTCTCCTTGATGAGTGTCCGGAGCATGCAGAGCACCTCCGGCCGCTGGCCGGCATCGCCGCCGATCAAGCGCACCGACACGCCCAGCGGCGTCAGGATGTCGCCCAGGGCCTGGACCTTCAGGTCAGTCGGCAGCGCGGCGAGGATGCTGGGTACGAAGTTCGCCGGCACCAGGTTGGTGTCCTTGGTTCCGTCGTCGAGCCAGCGGAACACGCGGTCGGCGTTGACCTTCATCCGCTCGGTTGTATCGCGCGTTGGCGGGTCGAAGACGATGCCAGTGACCAGCGCTCCCTGGATGCGCTCGTGCGCCTCCACGATGTGCTGGACGACGGTCTCGCGGCTCCACCCCTCTCGGCGGCGCCATTGGTTCACCACGCCGAGCAGCGTGGAAATCAGGGTGTGCGATTCGGTTCGCATGACGTGGCGGCTCCTGGCCAGTAAGGTGTGCTCAGGCAGCCGCACCCCATGGGAACGACGGGCAAAGTTCACTTCGAAGGACCCGACCTGCGGTGAGCGCCTCAATCTCAACTGCGCGCTTCGCCGGGATTGGTCGAACGCCTGAACACCATTGACTTACGGTGGGTGCTCTCACATTGAGCTTTCGCGCCAACTCGGCCCTACTGCCCAACAGCTCGGCGGCCTGGCGCACTGCTTCTGCTGGAGTCATGTCTCTTCTCCGGGGAATGTTGGAGAAAAGAGTAAGGCATTAGCTAATCACAGGCAAGCCATTGCCTAACCACACCACAACTGACGTTAAATTAGGCAATGCTTACCGGACCCCAACTCGGCGCCGCTATTGAGGCCGCCAGACTCGCCAAAAACATGTCGAAAAAGGCTCTCGCAGAGCAGTTCGGCGTGAAGCCCCCTTCTGTCCAGGGATGGATCAACACCGGCAGGATCGATAAAGCGAAGCTGATCGAATTGATATCGTTCTTCTCAGGCGTCGTTGGCGCAGAACACTGGGGATTGAGCGAAAAGGAGGCGGAGCTTATTACGCCGAGTAGCCCACCTGGGCAGGATCCTGGCTCATCGGCCGCGGAAAAGGTGATGGAGATGCTCCAGCGCCACGGTAAAGGGCTGAGCGGCGAAGCTAAGGCGAAAATCGTGCAGGCAGTAGCCGAGTCTCTTGATGGCGATCAATCAACGACATCGAACGTGATTCTCGCAGATTTCTCACGGCCAGGATTAGTTGGCGATGAGATCAGTATCGCGCGCTACGATATCCGCGGCGCCATGGGTGGCGGCCAAGTGCCGGCCGACTACGCGGAAATGCTCCGCGACGTGAAGGTTAGCCAGCAGCACCTGCGCGAACTGGGCGTCACCTACGATGATCCAAACCACCTCAAGATGGTGCACGGCTGGGGCCAGTCCATGGAGCCCACGATCAAGCACCGCGATCCTCTGATCGTCGATATCAGCATCCAGCAGTTCACCGGCGACGGGATCTACCTATTCACTTGGCAGGGGCATCTCTACATCAAGCGCCTGCAGGTCCAAGATGCCGATCACTTCGAGATGATCTCAGACAACAATAAGCACAAGGACCGGGTCATCCGCGCAGATGAGACCTATATACATGCCCGCGTACTTTTAGTTTGGAATGCCCAGCTACTTTAATCCAACACGCTGAAATAATAATCTCAAAGGAATGCTATGACACAGCTAGGGAACGAATTCGGTGAAATCCGCAACTCTACGATTACAAAACTAGAGGACAAAGTTAGAAAGCAGGACTACGGCCAATATCTCTATAAAGTAAGCATTCATAAAATTCGTGGCTTCATCGGTGAAGATATTACTTTTGACTTCCCGGTAACCGCATTGGTCGGACCAAACGGTAGCGGAAAGTCTTCCGTTATGGGTACAGCAGGATGCGCATACAAGGTAATCAAGCCAAGCCTATTCTTTCCTAAGAGTGTAATTGGCGACGAGAGCATGTCTGGCTGGCGAGCAGAATATGAGATGATTGATCGCAGGTTAAGTCAGCGTCAATCCATACGGAGAAGCAGCAGCTTCAGACGCTCCAAATGGGTACGCGGAGATGTTGTCGATCGACCAGTGCTTTTTTTCGGCATCGAAAGAACTGTGCCAGCCGGCGAAAAGCCGAAGTACAAGAAGCTAATTCGGTCGACTTACAAATACAAAGGTTCGATTACTGCTCTCGGCACCCCTATTGCCAAACAAGTCGAGCATATACTTGGCAAACAAGTTATAGATTTCAAAGTAGCAGACCTTGGGCATGAAGGAGATTTTTTTGTCGGAAAGACTGGGAATTCTAGTTATTCAGAGTTCCACTTTGGAGCCGGTGAATCTTCCATCATACGAATGGTCTCCGGGATCGAGAGTGCTCCCGAGGGCAGTCTGATCCTGATAGAAGAAATTGAGAATGGCCTCCATCCGGTTGCAGCTCGTCGAATGGTCGAGTACCTCATAGATGTAGCTGAGCGTAAGAAGGTACAAGTGATTTTCACCACCCATAGCGACTACGCTCTCCAACCTCTTCCCGACATAGCTATATGGGCTTGCATTGATGGTAGGCTACGCCAAGGAAAACTCAGCATTGAGTCCCTACGAGCAATATCTGGTCGTGTCGATAAGAAGCTAGCGATATTTGTAGAGGATGAATTTGCCAAATGCTGGGTTGACTGCATTCTTCGAGAGTATGCGGGCACGACTTACGATCAAGTAGAGCTTCATGCTCTTTCTGGAGACGGAAACGCTGTATCGACGCATCGCCATCATGGAAGAAATCCTGCTATGCGCTTTAGATCAATGTGCGTTATCGATGGAGACTCAAAGCAGCAAGAGTCCATAGAAGAATCAATCCTCCGACTCCCAGGTGATCAACCTGAGTTAACCATATTTTCTTCCGTGAAAGATGCACTTGATCAAGAGCTCGCCATACTCACAGTCTCTTGCCATCGGCAGCCCGGATCGCAAGACATGGTCAGAAAAGCTATTGAAAAGGTTTCCGCATTGAATAGGGACCCGCACACTATCTTCAATAGCTTAGGAATTGAAATTGGATTTGTTCCCGAGAGTATTGTTCGAAGCGCATTTCTTAGCATTTGGGCTCGTCGGAATGAGGAGTATTGCCAAAAATTTGCGCGCACAGTGCAAGAACTAATCAACAGCCAAGGCCGGCAATGATCCTGGCGGGATGTGCAGTTCCCGCCAGAGCGACCCCGCTCACGCCCTGACTGTTGAACTGGCAGCCAATATCCCAGCAGCAAGACCGTATTGATAGATGCGGTCTTGCTTCTTTTATGGGTACGCATCGTTAGAACGGCGCAGACTCCTCATGTAGGCGCCCCACCACCATCTCATCGATGTATGCCTCCTCCCCGCCGACGCCCTCCTCCTCTGAAGGCTGCCACATCAGCAGTACAGTCCCGTCCTCGTTCCGCGTCATCTCCAAGCCTTCCGTCGCGGCCAACTCCTCCAGCACCTGCTGCCAGGCCTCTTCCGAGTCCCCCTGCGCCTTCCAGATTGACGCCCGGCGCTCCGCCTGAGCCCGAGGGCTACTGATCATCGCTGATACCCGTAGGCGCACCTTCTCCACTGGCGAGACCTGCCCTTTCCCTTGGTTGTTCTTCTGCACAGCTATCCTCCAAATACTGTTTATTCATACAGTATTTTCTGTTGAAAAAATCTGCAAGCCCGCCTCGCTTACCCATAGATAGTTAGTGCGCAAACTTAAAAATTAGGCATTGGCTATTTACAAAAATTAGGCATTGGCTTATTTTTCCTCAACGCCAGCGCACACCACTGGCCAGGCCGCAGCGAGCCAAGGCCATGCCGACAGGCAGAACGGGTTCAGGGGGAGCCTCGCCCCGTGGCCAGCAGCGTAGATGGCCCTAGATCAAGGGAGAGCCAGTGGGCGAAGAGCCGCGACTGGCTGTCGGGACCTCAGGTCCCCCGAGAAAGTAGCCGCCCAGCCGGACGTGGCGCGTAACGCCGGCCAGCAACACCGATTTCCTCGATGCCCTTCCCGGAGGGGCATCCGGGAAACCACAGCAGAAGGAAACATCTATGAGTTTCAAGAAAGGCCAGTCCGTGATCCTGACCAACCCGCGGGGCGAGGAGAAGAGCGGTAAATTCCTGCGAATCGAGAACCTGGGGCACCGCCGCGGTGGCGGTGAGTATTTGGTGGTCGAGATCGCCGGTAAGGAGCTGAAAGCTCGAGCCAGCAAGGTCAAGGCCGCCTGAACCAAAAGCCCGCCGCAGGGCGGGCATCTCTCAGGTGCCAGTAATGGACGTCTTCAAAATTTCACTTGAACTGGGATGCGTACTCAAGCAGTTCCTGGTTCAACTCGTCCGCGTTTGGAGCGTAATGAGCTTCGCGATGACAGTTGGGACACAAGGCGACGCAAGTCCAAGGCCTGTCGCTGTTATCCACGCCCAGAATGTGGTGAATATCCAGAAAGCTTGAGAAGTCCCGCCTGGCTCTGCAGCTCTGTCGCTCACAGCACCCATTCGCCCGATCGTGCACCTCTCGACGGACCTTTGGATCTCGTCGTATCGCAGAACGAATAATGGAGACCCGTGTCCCTTCATCTCGTCCGTACATCCAGATGCCGGAGACCGGACAATCATCAAAAGTATCATCAACACCTTCGATCAGCGCCGGCAACCCTACCAGGTCAAGCACTCCAGGCCACGTCCATAGAACATCTGCCACGTTATGAGCAGCAGGACGTCTATCATCCTGCAACCAGACTGTCGGACTCGAGCCATTCCGTGCGTGGTTCTTTTTCAACCGACCCAACTGGCCAGCTCGGAGCAACTCATCGCTGACCTCGCTTTGGCGTTTCCAAATAGGAGTAATAGCTTCGACCGGTACCAGTGCGGCATAGACGATGAAGCTGCCATCACGCTGGACTATGAGGTTATGGGTGATTCCATGCTGCCGATCTCGGTCAACGATGTATGCCAGAGTTGCATCCCAGCCACCTGGCCGCAGACGGGCCTGGAGTTGTGCTGCGGAGAACAGGCGCTCATTGGCATTTCGCCCCTCCCGCCGCCAGCACAAGCGAACTCTCATTCTGAGGCGTTCACCATCAGGAGAGATAGCGGACACCAACTGCTGAACTGCGGTGCCGGTCTGGATGCGCTGGTCCTCGCTCACGACAAAGCCACGCGAGCTTAAAAACGGGGCAATCGCATCTCTGGAGATCTGTTCCGCAAAAAGACTTTCAGACCCACGAAACTCGCGCGCAGCTCCTTTTGCCACGGTATGTCTCCCTGACCATTACGAGTAGTTATGGTGGTGGTTTCGGTGCCACTCGAAGTAAGGAACGGCATCCTCTTTCCAGGCGAGGCACTTCCTGCCAACGAGGCTGGATACAACACCCTGAATCGACGGAACGATTTTCAGCGCCGGCCCCTGCTGGATCGTACCGGTACTGTCTATGAATACGTAGCCGTTTTCGAATAGGCGATCACAACCCAGGAGGCAGACCGGCATGACGTTGGCGAGGTCTTTCTTCATCTCCGGTGGGCACGAGTGACGCTTGCGAATGTGCCCGATTACCAGCAGATCCACCGGCAGGTCCCGGCCACACAACGCACAGCATTCCGAAGCCTTATTGCTGAGCAGGATGGTTCGCAACAACGCCTGCTCTTTCCGGCGCTTGACCGCCGCGGGCACATCGAGTTCATCGCCGAGATGCTTGAACGCCTCCTTCGCTGCCTCGACATCACGGACCGAGGTGAGCACGCTTCCCGTGCTGGACTCCAGTCCAAGCTCCTCGATGATCCTCGCGCTCAACTCTGGATAGTGGACCGTGAAACTCTGCACGATGTTGGCCGGGTTGTAGCCCGCGACCTGGTTGTAGTCGAGGATACTGATCTGGATGGGCTCCAGGTCGGTGAGAAAATAGACGAACTCCCAAGGCTGCTCCCCTGGGGGAGTTTCCCAAAGCTGTCTGGCCAGTTCGGGCAGGCGCTTCTTGTACGCAATCGTCCCTCGGCGGAAGAACTCTTTTTTCCGATAGAACAGCGCGACATCGCCGACATCCATCTGGTGCCATTTCTTCTCGTTGACCGCCTTCTTGCCCTGAGTGACGCCCCAGACGGCGACAGCTTCGGGAAAGGTACGCTTGAAGTCTGCCCGATCATCCTCATCCAGATACGGAAGGATCCGGCTGGTTTCCACCAGCCTGTCGATGGTATTGAGGTAATGATCGTAAGCGTCGTTGCTGGAGCATGGCTGTAATACGAGTTGCATGTCGTCCCTTACAGTTCGGTGTATTTCTTCGCATTCCCCCTGGCCTTGTGCGCAGGGTACTTAGCCTCATTCTTGGCCAGCTTGTTGAGGATCGCCTCCTGGAGATCGATACCCAGATTGTCCGCAAGCTCGATCAGGTAGGCCGCCACATCCGCGACCTCATCGGCGATCTCTTCCTTGGCCTGCACGACATAGGCTTCACTCTCTTCCATGGTCTTCCACTGGAAGTGCTCGAGGAGTTCACTGGCCTCGAGACTGATGGATATAGCCAGATTCTTCGGATTGTGGAACTGCATCCAGTCACGTTCGTCCCTGAACTGCCTGATGCGCTCCTGAATGAGCTTCAAATCCACGTGAGAACTCCTATTTTCTGCCTGAACGCATAGTAGCGCCAATCAGACCCGATGCCCCAGCGCTGCAGCCCTCGCAAGCCGGAAAGACCACCCCATCCTTCCCTCCTCTGGAGACACTCCCATGAAGAAGCACGCCAACCCGGCGGCAACCGTTGCTGCCTGGAATTCCGCATACCCCGTCGGCACCGAGGTCGACTACCGATTCCATCGCGGCGCGGCGCCGAAGCGCACCCGTACCACTACTGAAGCCCAGATCCTCGGCGGACACACCGCTGTCGTCTGGCTCGCGGGCGTGTCCGGTTGCGTTGCCTTATCCCACTGCGAGCCGGCCTGAACGTGGCGTGCAGCAACTTCCCCAGCGACAAAGACGAGCAGTGGGACCACGCTGAAAGCGGGTTCGCCCCCAAATTCTGTTTTGCCAATGCTTGATTTGGGACTATCTGGTAGGGGCCTCGAACGAATCTCGATAGGACTTGAAAGCCTCTATCGCATGCTCATTTCTATTATTTCCGTCAGAGTCATCGACCATCCTTTCCTCTGGCGTCTTGCCTCCATAGTAGTCTTCGAACCAACCGAAGTACTGCAATCTGATAGAACCAGGGTGAAACTTACTATCAAGCGCCTTCCACCACGTCAAACAGGCTGGACAAGGTGGGAGCTCCGTAAAGCATATAATTGTTCGGACTCCCCGTGCATAGAGTTCTTTTCCGATAGGGCCAGGAGAATTCTGCATGCCAAGTATCATTATGTTGGTAAGCGGAGGCTCCCAGTTGGCCCTAACGCACCGCTCCAAGGCAACCCGCTCGCTGTGGAGCCCCGCTGATCCAGCAGGGGTGCTTGAAGCCTTATGGTCTTTTCCAATTCGAGCATTGTTATTGTCAAGCAACCTTATTGCGCCAAAGCATTTTCCCAAACCAATATCCCCCGACCTTCCACGACCTTTCCGTGCTTTATAAGCGACAACATCAACCCCACGAAAATCAACGCCCTCAACATCGAGCGGCTCGAAGCTAATCGCCATATCGACAACCTCCCTGTTGTGTTTGCATCAATATATGCGCACCAACTCAGGGATTCATTGTAGTCATACTCAAGACCACCCATAGAACAAAAAACCAGCAGCATAATTCTCATTTGAAATAAATCCCTTTCCCCCTCCCGCTTGCAGTTTCCAATGCGGGCGACCGCCCTCTACCACTGCGAACCGAGATAGATCGGTTGCTCTCGAAATCCCTCGAACGGAGTTACGCCATGTTGATCTTGACCCGCCGCCCCGGCGAAACCCTGCATATCGGCGACAACATCACCGTCACTGTCCTCGGCAGCCAAGGCGACCAGGTGCGCCTCGGCATCACCGCCCCGGACGACGTCGCCATCCACCGCTCCGAGATCTACCAGCAGATCGGCAACGTCCGCCCTGTGCCGCCGGCGGAGTTGGTCGAGGCCTGGAACCGAGAGCACCCAGCGCCAGCGCTGATCGAGTACCGGCCGTACCGGGGGGCCGAACCGCAGCGCACCCGCACCGTCGGCCGGGCCAGCGTGTCGCTTGGCGGGGCGGCGGTTATCTGGATCGAAGGCCAGTCGGCGCCGGTGGCGTTGCGGGCCTGCACCGCGATCTCCTGACTTCGGCGCCTGGCCCATTGCCGGGCGTTTAACCCACGGCGAGCGCCCGCCGGTCCAACGGCGCGCACAACGGAGGATCTCGACATGTAGCCCAGCCCCAAGGGCAGATCGCCAACATGCGGTCGAGCCTGTACCCAACCGCTTTCACATAGGGCGGTGCATGTAAGTGGAGACAGGGCGCTTGGCGGCGCCCTTCTCTTTCCTGCTCCTGGCGCGGCCAGGGCGCAGCGGAGAGTGATCGGCAGCCGAGTCAGGCACCTGCCTCGTAAGCAGGCGAGCCAACGAGCAACGCCGCCGGCTGGTGGCGCGGACGGAGCCAGAGGGGACGCCCACGCGCCGATCACTCCCCGCTGCGCATGCAGCGTTCCCCCTCTTCGCCCGGCTCCGGCCGGGCTTTTTTCAACCTCCATTCGAGAGCACCCACCACGGCGCCCCACCGGGCACGACTGCCGTGTGCCTGGGTGCTGCCGAATGCAGGTGAACCACGGAGAGCATCCCGATGTGGACATACCGCGAGCGCCGCAACCGCGCGGCTTTCAGCAACGCCCAGCACGCCTGGGACTTCGCCAGAGACCCGCTCTGGGACCAGCCGGAGCCGGAACCGGAGCCCGAGGACGAAGAGCAGGAGGCCGACGATGGCCTGGGCGAATGAGCGCGCCGAGGGCGTGATCGAGGAAGCGATCGTCGCTATGCGTCGGTCGGTGATCCCGCGCCACGACCAGTTGGTATGGCGCGGCCAGATCGAGATGGCCTACACGCTGGACGCCATCGGCACCCGGCAATACGACGACATGCGCCGCCGGCTCGACGCCGCAGCGGATGCGAGACAGCAAGAACTGAGGAGCATCGACCTATGACCACCCGTCCCGTTCGCTCGATCATCGACGACCAGCTCGACGACCTGGTGATGCCTGCCGGCGCCGACATCGCCGCGGTGCTCGGCCTGCCGCGCGAGACCCTGATCGTGAACCTGCCGCGTCGCATGGCGCTGACCATCAAGAAAGGCCGGAAGTGCCTGGGGGTGCGTCGTGAACGCGAAGCGTAAGGCCACCTTCTTCGGCGCCCTGGCCATGACCGCCTTCTACATCCTGCTCATCTTCGCCCCTGCCTGGGGCGGTCTGATCACAGCCGAACAACCCGCCACCGCACCCATTGCCGGGAAGTGAGCCAACCATGCAAACCATCACCGTACGCGCCTCGTCCTGGGGCGCGCTGTTCGACTGCGCGTTCAAGTGGGAGGGCGTACACCTCCTGAAGATGCGCAGCCCTTCATCCCCCCGCGCGCTGCTCGGTACCGCGATCCACGCAAGCACCGCAGCATTCGACGCTGCGCGGGTGAACGGCGAGCCGATCAGCGCCTACGACGCCTCGGAACTGCTGGTGCACACGCTGCAGCAGCCGGAGTTCGAGGTCGACTGGCGCGGCTCCGACATCAGCCCGCGCGAAGCCGAGTCCACCGGACTGACGCTGCACACGAAGTACTGCAACGACATCAGCCCGCGCTACGACTTCGTCGCCGTCGAGTTGACGACCAAGCCGATGGAGATCGACTGCGGTGGCGGGATCATCGTACGCCTGACCGGCCAACTCGACCGGGCCCGCATCAAGCGCGATAGCCACGGCGTCGGCATCGCCGACGTGAAGACCGGCGGCGCCGCGGTGAGCCAGGGCGTGGCCAAGACCAAGGGCCACAAAGCCCAGATCGGCACCTACGAACTGCTCTACGAGCACACCACCGGCGATGCGATCACCGCGCCGGCCGAGATCATCGGCCTGAAGACTAAGGGCAAGCCCGAGGCGGCGGTCGGCGAGATCGTCGGTGCGCGCCAGGTGATGGCCGGCACCGACGAGCATCCCGGCCTGATCAAGTTCGCCGCCGACATGTTCCGCTCCGGCCTCTTCCCCCCGAACCCGCAGAGCCAACTTTGCAGCCCGAAGTACTGTCCGCGCTGGCGGACCTGCCCATACCACGAATGACCGGAGACACCATGAGCCAGACAACCACCCTCGAAACCCTGCAGACGCAAGCCGTGGCTGCGCGTCAGCGCGACAAAGCACCCGTCGCTATGTCGTTCTTCAACATGGACGGCTTCGAGCTGATGCAACGCATCGCCAAGGCCTTCAGCCAGGCCGACCTGGTGCCCAAGCAGTACCAGGGCAACCTGCCCAACTGCATGATTGCGCTGGACATGGCCCAGCGCATGGGCGCGAACCCGCTAATGGTCATGCAGAACCTCTACATCGTGCATGGCACCCCGGGCTGGTCGAGCAAGTTCCTGATCGCCACGGTGAACACCTGCGGCCGCTTCTCCTCAATGCGCTACGAGTGGAAAGGCGAGCCGGGCAGTTCCGACTATGGCTGCCGAGCTTGGGCGATTGAGAAGTCCACCGGCGAACGCCTCGACGGCATCTGGGTCACCTGGAAAATGGTGAACGACGAAGGCTGGGCAGCGAAGAACGGCAGCAAGTGGAAGACGATGCCGGACCAGATGTTCATCTACCGCGCCGCCGCATTCTGGCAGCGTGCCTATGCGCCGGACCTCGGCATGGGCCTGCAGACCGCAGAAGAGTTGCAGGACGTCATCGACGCCAAACGCGACGCCGACGGCTCGTTCACGGTCGACCTCGACGTGCTGCGGCGCCAGCAGGAGGTCACCGACAAGGCGCCGGGCGCGGGCCAGCAGGCTCTTGAACACGAACCCGGAGAAGTGATCGACACCGTCAGTGGCGAGATCACCAAGTCGGCTCAGCGCCAGCCCGCCGATCAGCAGCCGGACACCGGCGCCGACGAGCTCAATCTCGAGTAGCCGGCCATGCCAAGCCGAACCATCGAAGAGCAGTTCGACCGTGTCGAGGAGTTCAACAGCCTCCTCGGCGCGGCGGAGCTGAATGCCGCTACCACCTGGGAAGAAGAGTTCACCGCCGACCTGCGCGCCAACTTCCAGCACTACGGCCCGCGGATGTTCCTCAGCGAGTCCCAGCACACCACCCTCGAACGCATCGCCAACCAGTAGGAACAGCAGCCAATGACAGCCCAAACCGCCGCAACCATCGCTCAAGACCTCGTAGAAGAGTTCGACGAGGAACAGCCCGCCACCGTAGTTTCCCTCGCTGCCGAAACGCTCGGCCGCGACCTGCTCCAGGCCCTGCTGCAGGAGGTCCGTGTCCTGCCGGATGTCTGGCCGAAGCTGACCGAAAAGAAACAAGCCGACGTCATCGACCGCCTGCGCAGCACCGTAGAGCGCACCGTGAAGTATGCGGTCAAGCTGATTTCCGCCGGCGAGCGCCCGGCCATCGGCGGCATCCTGGAGTCGGTGGCGATCAAAGAAGGCATCAAGGCGACCTTCAAGGTCAGCCAGTTCGACCCGCTGCGTCACGACCTAATCGACCGTGCCGGCAAGGTCTGCATGCTGGTGGTGGCCGACGCTGAGGAGTACCTGCAGGGCATGGACACCGTCGTACCCGATCCCGACCAGAGCGCCCTGGCCCTGGACGAAAGCGACGATGGCGACGACGCCGGCGGCACTGGTGCGCAAGACCCGCTCTACATCGAAGCGGTCAGCCATGTCATCGACACACGCCGGGTCAGCATCAGCGGGCTCCAGCGCTACCTGAAAATCGGCTACAACCGCGCCGCGCGCATCGTCGAGGAAATGGAAGCCTCCGGCGTTGTATCGGCACCGAACTCCAACGGCGAGCGCGAGGTGATCCTGCAATCACCGCCGGAGCCGGAAAAAGACCTGCTGAGCAGTGCCGCCGAGCCCGGCGCCACAACCTACGGCGGCCACACCATCGACGACATCACCGTCCTGGTGCTGCGCAAAGACGAGATCACCCCGGGCTGGCTGCAGTCGCGCTTCGCGCTGAGCACCGACGAGTCCTTGGCTGTCGCCCTGAAGCTGCTCGACGACGGTGTGATCACGCTCGCCACCGAAGGCGAATCGCCCGACCTCAACACCTACCGCGTCGCCGTTGCCACCAAGGCCCCGGCCGAAGAGCCCATCACCCTGGAGTGAGCCATGCGCATCACGAAACTCGAAATCACCAACTTCCAAGGGCTGCGTCATGCGGCCCTTGATGTTTCTGCGCCGGTGCTCCTGGTGGCCGGCCACAACGGCGCCGGCAAGAGTTCGCTGCTCGACGCCATCAGCCACGCCTTCACCGGTAAGCCCGGCCGCGTTGCGCAGAAGCAGCATATCGGCCAACTGATCACCGAAGGCGCCAAGAAGGGCGAGGCCCGCGTCGAGTGGCTGGACGAGGCCGGCGAGGTGCAGGCCTGCGGGGTCGCGCTGCCCAGCGGCAAAGGCTCCCCGCTCGCCGACTCGCCGTTCCTGCCGTTCGTGCTCGACGCCAGCCGCTTCGCCGCTCTGGACGCCAAAGATCGCCGCCGGGTGCTGTTCGACCTGACCGGCGCCAGCGCCAGCCCAGCCGAGGTCTCCAAGCGCCTGGAGGCCAAGGGCATCGACCTGGCGCTGTTCGAGAAGGTGAAGCCCCTGCTCCGCTCCGGGTTCTCCGCCATGGTCGGCCAGGCAAAGGACTACGCCAGCGAAGCGCGCGGCGCCTGGAAAGCGGTCACCGGCGAGAACTACGGCAGCGACAAGGCGAACGGGTGGGAGCCGGAGGCGCCGCCGGCCATCGTCAGCAAGGAGGAACTGGAATCGGCGCGCGCGGAACTGCAAGCCACCGCCCAAGACCTGGACGAGGCCCAGCAGACCCTGGGCTCCAGCAAGCGCGCCCACGCCGACGCCCAGTCCCGCGCCAGCCGCATCACCGCTCTCCGCGAGACCGCAGCGCTGGCCGACCGCCGGCGCAACAAGCTGGCAACCGACGAGGCCAATCAGGACGAATGGTCGGAAAAGGTCATGGCAGCCGAGGCCGCGGCCAGCGGCGAGCCCGCCCACCAGCCGCTGACCTGCCCTCATTGCCAGGGCGCCGTGGACCTGCAGGCCGGCCAGTTGGTCACGCACCAGCCGCCGGCGAAGGTTGCCGATCCCGAGGCGACGAAACGCCTGGAGGAGTTCCGCGGCTACCTTGCCAGCGCTCAGCGGGCCGTCGCCAACAGCCAGCGGGACCTGAAGGAGAGCGAGGACGCCGCCGCGCAGGCCGCAGCCCTGGAAGCCGAAACCGCCCAGGCGCCCAGCGCCGAGGCGATCGCCAACGGCGAACAGGCGATCAACGAACTGCGCCAGGCGCGTGACCGGCAGCAGGCCAAGGTGCAGTCGCTGCATGAAGCGTTCAATGCTGCCGCCCAGCGCCAGGACGTCATCAAGCAGGCCGCCGGCTTCCACGCCGAGGTCTGCGCCTGGAGCGCCCTGGCCGATGCCCTTTCCCCCACGGGCATTCCAGCGGAGATCCTGGCCGACGCGATCGGACCGGTGAACGAGCTGCTGCAGTGCCTGTCCGGCACCGCCGGCTGGTCACCGGTACAGATCAGCGCCGATATCGACGTTACGTTCGGCGGTCGGCTGTACGGCCTGCTCTCCGATTCGGAGCGCTGGCGGTGCGACGCGACGCTGGCCCTGGCCATCGCGACGATCTCCGGCCTGCGCCTGGCGCTGCTGGATCGCTTCGACGTGCTGGATATCCCTGCGCGCACTCAGCAGGCGATGAAACTGTTCCAGAGCCTGGCCGCCGGCGGCGAGATCGACACGCTGATCGTCGCCGGCACGCTCAAGGAACCGATGGCGAAGACGCCGGCCTGGCTACAAGCGGTCTGGATCGACGCCGGGCAACTCGCCGACCAGCAGCAACAGGCTGCGGCCTGACCCTCGATACAGCGCCCCGCCCGGGGCGCTTTCTCTCCCAGCAAGCACGCACCGGACGCCGCCCTGTGGGCGATTCAACCATGCCTCGTGGGCCGCCCAAGTCAGGCAGGGCGACATCCAGTGCCTGTTCACCGAAAAATAACGATGCCCTCAACCACCAAATCGGTTTTAACTGAATGGCTACTCAGGACGAATTCGACTTCGAAGCAGCCGCCCTGGTGACATAGGACATCGACTGCTTCTGCGGCGACTAGCCCTGAAATCAGTCTGTGATGGAGGTCGATGCGCTTGCGCCCCTCACCGTAGTGGTGAACTCCTTGATCGAGTCAACCTGATGAGAACCAAGGACACTTCCATTTGCATCGTAGATGACGTACTTGCCGCCCTCCGCTTTCACATCTTTGGCTTCCGGGTACTCGAAATATTCGTCGTCATTGTTTATGAAGGTTGCTACCACGTATCTCTCCTTAATCCGGCCCATACCGAGCCATCTAAGTCTAAGGCACCGTCTTTGATTCGCTCTGTGAAAACTATTGCAACGTTTAGCTTCCGACTTTGGTCTTCGCCCACTCGTTGCGAAGTATAACAGCAGCCTTTTCTACCACTACATCACACTTACCAGGAATATCAGGCCCATACTCTCCAGCTTCATCATAGGCGAGATCCATTGCTTTGAGCAATTCAATTGACTCTGGCTCTGCGGGGTTAAGAAACATTTCCACCTTAGCGCGCAGCATTCGTGCTTCGTTAACTGCAATCACAGATCTTTCCTTCCAAGCGGGGTTTTCACTCTCGAACCGCTTAAGCACCAACAGCTCAGACATTAGAAGATTATTGTCCTGCTGCCATCTGACCATTTCTCCCTTAAAGTCATGAATGCGCAAAACTGCCGCAACATAGCTAGCACAGCAGTCCCTAAGCTCATTGATCCACGCCTGGCGACTACTGCGTAGCGAACTGGCATCGGCAATTTTTTCTTGGCTTTCAATAGTCCTTCTGAAGTTATTTATTGTCACTATTGTCCCAAGAACAAACGCGAGAATAGTTAACGCAAAACCTCCAACAGTAATCCAATCAAAGCCACTGTCTATTTCTATCTTTGGGACTTGTTCAAGATAAACCACTGAAGTTCCGTATCTCATACCCTTCCTCTCCATCTGGGAAGTCTTAGACGGAGCACCCTATCCCACTCCATGCCCATTTCGCCACTACGGGAAACCTCAGCGTTTACTCCAAACTTCCATGCACGCAGCACGAACACGATCGGCAGTTTCCGGATCATCGGGGTCATTCACGACAACCAATAGTTGCTTGGTCTCAGTGACTTCTGCTTCAGCTGTTGCACCGTAGAACTTGGCAATATCTCTTGCGTGGAAGACCGCAACACCAGCCAGGTCATCTGCGTTCTTCACCAATAGCACATCGTCGAAGCACTGAACGTCAGTGCTCGAAAGTTCTACCTCAGTGATCACTTTCTTCATCGAACCCTCCGTGGCCCAGCCCCATGCCGGGCCATCCAACTCTAGCCCCAACGACATCACTGCGCCATCACGCATGGCGCAGTGCATCGTCACGTTCGCGAAAAGGAACCCGCCGCATGATCAAGCGCACCCTCTACCACTTCCACTTTTGCTGCGGCCTGGGCGGCGGCGGCGCCGGCTTCAACCGGGCGCGTCCGCGGGTCGGCAACGTCGAGGCCGAATGGGTCTGCCTCGGCGGGATCGACGTGGACCCGGCCGGATTGCGCGACTTCGAGCGCCTGGCCGGCGTCCCGGGCACCCTGCTGGACCTGTTCACCCGCGACCAATACATCCGCTTCCATGGAAAGGAGCCGCCCGCCGGTTGGCGGGAGGCAACCCCGGAGGACATCCGCCGCGCCGCCGGCATGACCTTGCGAGACGCACTCACCACCCCGCGCCAGCAGCCCAAGCCCGGGCGCCGGCATCCCTGGAACCATCGATCAACATGGGCCTAGTTCACTTCAATAGGGTCGACGCAATTTGAAGAAGGACGGCTGCAGCCGCAGCGAATGCGGCGATGCTGTTCCATTTAGCTTGAGCACGCAGTGTAGGGATGAGATCCCCACCATTCACCACTGTTGCCTTCCAGTAATCGCCATCTGGCTTTCCGCGCAGTTCCTTTGGCGGCTCGACTTTCACCACCGCAGCGATTACCCAGCATCCCGCAGAGATCAGCCCGGCCACAAGTGATGCACTGGAAACAAACGAAGCCAAGCACATTGCTTCCTCCATTGAAATCCGATTCGCGCTGAACCTAACCCATTTCATTGCACTTCGCCATCAGGCGAGAGGTATTCCCTATGCCCGCAGAAAACAGCGACTCCATCAACGCCGCTATGAGCCAAGCCCAAGTCTTTGCCAGCGCCTGGTCCCTAGTCGGTGGCCCGTTCGACAGCGGCGATGCTATGGCGCACGCCAATGAAGCGAAGCAAGAACTGCATGACATGCTCAAGGTGTTGCACGGCACTGGATTCAGTTTCGAGCAGCACCTTCATCGCCAGCGCCGGTTCAGCGAACGCACGTTCGGGCCTGGGTCGCGTGCCGCTGGCGTCGTCGACCACATTCGTAAGGAGTTGCGCGAGATCGAGGAGAACCCTGGCGACCTGGCCGAGTGGATCGACGTTGTGATCCTGGCCCTGGACGGCGCCTGGCGCACCGGCGCCACTCCGGCGCAGATAATCGACGCCCTGGTCGCCAAGCAGACGAAGAACGAGGCGCGCACCTGGCCGAACTGGCGCACGGCGCCGGCCGACAGGGCAATCGAGCATGACCGAGCGGACGAGCCGGTCGACGACAACACCTACTTCGTCATGCGCAACGCCGGCGGCGCCGTGTTCGTGAAGCACGGCCCGTTCTTCGTGAGCCAGGGCGGCCTGACGGAGGACTGAGGGAAGAACTGGAAGCGCATCAGGGCCGGCAGCCTCAAGCATGCCCGCCAGGTCGGGGAGGAGTTGCTGCCGTGATCCAGCGCATATACCTCGCCGGTCCCACACCGGGCCATCCGAACCTACCCCCCTCCATGCCATTGCGCTATCGCAGGCTCAGTACGTCGTTTTTTTTGCCACCGTAATCCCTTTTCCAATCAATACCCCAAGGGCTCGCCATGCGATTGCCGCACCGAAGAAAGCGAAACCAAGACCAGGAACATACATGTAAAGGTTGACTTTCAAGTCCCCCTTCTGGAGCTCGATCGACATCGGGCCAGCGGTTCCGTGCTCAATGAGCAGGTACCCAAGAACGATGGATAGCGCAGCAACTGCAAAAGCTCCAACGGCAGTAAACAGGCTGATGTGAACGGTAGTTGGGCCATCGGACATTCGGATCTCCTTTTTCCAGAACCGGCAATTTGCCATCAACCAGATGGCGCGGATAGCCCTAAGGAGGGGAATATCTATGCCCGCTAAGAATTCCGTACACCAATTAAGCGCATCTACCTCGCCGGCCCTATTACCGGCCTGCCAGAACACAACTTCCCCGTGAGCACGGCGTCAAGATTCCGCGCACCAGCCATCCAACCCGATTCACCAGCAACCGCCGTTCGAACGTACCGGAGCACCGTAATGAACAGCCCCACCACAGGCCAACGGATAGGCCTGTGCAAATGCTCCCGCTGCCGACCGCCGGCGCCGGAGCAACCGGAGACACTGCAATGTCCTCTGTCCAACACCAACTGATCGAGCAGCGCGTTGCCCGTCTGCGCGGCATCGTCGAAGCCCTGGACAACATCCACGACAGCACCCCGCACCGCTGGTCGACGGATCTCGACGAGGTTCACTCCTCAGCCGAGAGCCTGCTGGCCCTTATCAAGGACCAGGCGCCGGCGCCAGATGCTCGGGGCCTGGCGCAATCCTCCCCAGCGCAGGCCGAGCAGGACACCGCGCGACGCGCCACCGCCGAGCAGCAGCTCGACATACTCAACTACTCCAAGGAGTCAGCATGACCCAAGCAAGAACCCAGCTCTGGAGTAGCGGCGGCGGCGTGCAGTCTGCTGCCATTGCCGCTCTAATCGTGCAGGGCCGCATTGCACCGCCGGACTTGGCCATCATCGTCGACACAGAACGCGAGCAGTCCACCACTTGGGACTACATGGACCAGGTGATTCAGCCTGCGCTGGCAGGTGTGGGCGTAACCCTGCACCGAGTTCGGAAGAGTGAATTCGAGCACCGCGATCTTTACGGCGGCGCCTCCGGAGATACCTTGCTGATCCCGGTCTTCACGACATACGGCGGTGAAGTGGGCAAGCTCTCCAACTACTGCAGCGCCTACTGGAAACGGGAGGTGGTGAAGCGTTGGGCCAACACCCAAGGCGTCAAGGCCGTGGACAACTGGTTAGGCATCAGCATCGACGAGTTGGGGCGCGTGGCCAAGGAGAAAGGCGGAAAGTGGCAGAACCGCTATCCGCTGATAGAACAGCGCATGAACCGCGGCGATTGTATCGCCCTAGTGCATCGCATGGGCTGGCCGGCTCCGCCCCGCTCGTCCTGCTGGAACTGCCCGAATCACACCCAGGAAGAGTGGCGCGACATTCGTGACAACAAACCTGCCGACTGGCGACAGGCCATCGCCCTGGACCGTGATATTCGCGAGCGCGATCCGCACGCCTTCCTGCACCCCGACTGCGTTCCGCTCGACCAAGCCGACCTCGACGACAGCAACGGCGTGCTCTTTGGTCACGGCTGCGTCAGCGGCCACTGCTTCACCTGACTCTATGGGTGCGAAACCAGTCCCCGTTTGAGGAGTCGGTGCACTACTCGATGGCAGTTGGCGCACAGGCACTGAAGATCTTCGAGACTGGTTTGATGCCCGGCCGCCATATCAGCGACTTGGGTTGCATTGTGGTGTACTTCGATACAGGCATCTCCCAACTCACCATAGACCTCGGTGGGCTTAAGCTTGCAACGCTCGCAGAAGAGCTCGCCATGCTCCTCACGGAACTTGGCTTTCTTGGCGTTAGCCAGACCGGTGGCGCGCTCCCGGCGGAGATGGGTTGCCAGCTTGGGATTACCCTCTGTCCAGAGCTGATCCTCAAGAAGGATATGCGCTTCTGGAGCAGCCACCTTTTCCCCAAGTGGGACGATTGGAAAGCCAGCGTCCATAAGAATCTGGAAGCAAGGGCTACCCACACCTGCAGTGAAATGCTTCGGTTTGATGGCAAATCCCAGGGCCCGCGTCGCGGCAAGTCCGAAAACTGCTTTTGGCGGCAACCTTTCGCCGTCCTCAGTCACCAACTCGAACTTGATGGGGGAGCCGAAATCTGGGACCTCGACACCCTCAAGCAGATCCCGAACGGCCTCCCATACATGAAATGCTGTGACCTTACGCAGTTGCGCCACGGGTAGCCGACCAGATGTTTTGCAGGTGACGCGCTCAGCGATCTGTCGGGCAGTTGCGGCCCGAGCACCAGCCAAACGCAGCACCACCGCTCCAAGCTCATCGGAGATGTTGGACAGATAGAAGCCCTGGTTACCATCGCCGCTCTGTTGGAGGGGCGAGTACCGCTCAGGCAGCAGTGGAGCTATCTCGCTGATATGTTCCTTCGGTCGAATTGGAGTGTCGAGCAGAGTCCACTCAACTGGTACCCGCCAACCGGCCTGATTCCAATTCTCGCCTGCGGGGCCATAGCCCTCTGGCTTCTGCGACTCTGCATATCGTGCCATTGCAACGCCGATGGCCTTGATGACGCCTCCGGCATAGGAAACAACGAAATCACCAGGACGAACCAGAGTGAGATTGATGTACGCCTGGTTGCGGGCACCTCCTTTCTTCTTCTTAGGCGACCAGATGTAGCCGCCGTCCAGTTCGACCCTGGCAGTTTGCTTATGGTTGACCCACCAGAAGCCAGTCCAGCGAATAGGGCTACAGACGACACAGCAGTGAGCAGGCCTCCCCACTTCCCGCAGAGACCACTGTTCAACTTCCTCTAAGGTGTCAGCGCAGACCTTGTAGTAGTCGCCAACGGTGTAGTTCTCCTTGCCGGCCAACGTGCTGCATGAGGCGTGGTGGACCACCGGGTAGTGCGGGAAGGAATGCGCTTTATCTACGTTCGCAACGTAAGCAGCAGGATTCGACTCTACCCACTGCAGGTACTCGGCTTCCCTATCCTTAAACAGCTCCAGCATGATGGCTTCCTGACGCTAACGGCTATCGCAACCTACATGAGCGGCAGTCTTTTTGCCATCCTGGCCAACGCCCGGTGCCGGGCTCATCCCAATGCACATACCCGCCAAGGCTGCCCCCGTCACCGGTGAGCCGGCGCATCGTACCTGAAATCCCATCTCCGCAGCCCAACGGAAAGGGCTGCGGAAGCGTCCGGCTATAGGCCGGGAGAGGCATTACCTCATGGAAAACATCACATTCTTGACCCACGAGGAGGTGTGCGAACTGACTGGGGCGCGCACCAAGGCCAGGCAGATAGAGGTCCTGAAAAAGAATGGCATTCGCCACACTGTGAAGGCCAACGGCTGGCCGTGTGTCATCACCGCCAGCCTGCTGGCACCGGCCACGGCTGCGAAACCCGAGAAGACGGGCTGGACTCCAAGGAAAGCAGGATAAATGGGAAGACGGCCGACCAAACCGGGGAGCATTCCCCGGCTCCGCGAAAGACGCCGCGGAGACAAGATCTATTACTACTACGACCTCGGCGGCAAGCCACGCAAAGAACTGTCCCTCGGAACGGACTACGGCCTGGCGATCACTGAATACGCCCGCCTGGAGAGGGCGCGCACAGCCGATGCAAAGCTAGCGGAGACGCTCACGTTTCGCTATGTGGCTCAACGCTACTTCATCGACGTCGTGCCAACGAAAAGCCCTACAACGCAGAAGGACAACGCCCGCGAGCTCAAGCAACTGCTGGCGTTCTTCGATGATCCACCTGCAGCCATCGGGGATATCGAACCGAAGCACATCAAGCAGTACCTGATCTTCCGGCGGTCGGCGCCGGTTCGCGCAAATCGGGAAATCTCCCTTTTCTCGGCCATCTGGAACTACGCGCGCGAGATGGGCTACACCAAACTGGCCAACCCATGCTCAGGCGTGAAACGGAACAGAGAGCGCGGGCGTGATGTGTATGTCGAGGATGACCTCTATGCAGTGGTCTATGAGGCGGCAGATCAGGGACTGAAGGATGCCATGGACCTTTCTTACCTGACAGCCCAGCGCGTGGCCGACACCCTGAAGATGGATGAGCGCGATATCCGCGACGGCACTTTGGCAATTCGCCAAGGCAAGACGTTGGCGAAGCGTCGTATCGAGTTGATCGGGGAACTGAAGCTGCTGATCGACAGGATTATGGCCAGGAAGGCTGGATACCGCGTCCGCTCGACGCGCCTGGTCGTCATCGATGACGGCCAGCCGATGACCTATCACATGCTCAGAGGTCGTTTCGACAAGGCCCGGGAGGCAGCGGGGATCCCAAAATCGGCTTTCCAGTTCAGAGATCTACGAGCCAAGGGAGGGACCGATACTGCCGAATCAAGTGGCGACATTCTGCAGGCGCGAGACCAGTTGGGTCACACGACGGTAACGATGACCGAGCACTACATCCGCGACCGGAAAGGCAAGAAAGTGAAGCCGACGAAGTAG